AACAGTGGCGTGGCCCAGACGGAGGCCAAGTAGCTATCGCCACGCTCCGGCACGCAGTTCGTCTTCCAGATGCACCCTTCCGTGTATTCCAGGTCACCCTCCAGGCCGGCGCTGGCATAACTAGGGTGGCGCTCGGCAATGACGGTGGCGGCCTTGCACCAATCGAAAACCTTCATCGGGCTGTCGCGGTGGGCTACGCCCATGAGAAAAGCTTGCATGGTGTTCATTACGGGGTTTCCTTCAACATTTGTTTGGCCTGCTCGAACGCCTTCGCCCGGTTCAGCACGGCCGTCATAATCTGGTCTTCAGGGCCGGTCAGGACCTCGTCGTTGGCGTCGACGATCGCCTGGAGCGCATCGCGCAGTTTGGCGTGGTTGTTGACGGCGTGGACGATGAATTCGTCACGCCCTTCTGAGCCGTAGTCGTTGCGGTGGTACAGCTGCTCGCCGGCCGCGTCCCGGACGGTCACTAACTTCAGCCGGACCGGCAGTGGGAAGGGGGCAGATCATGTCGGCACCTTGGCGATGATGGCTGGGAGGTTGAGGCCCAGGTCGGAGTAGGCACGGCGCTCCATGTTCGCCGCGTTAAATGTGGCCTTGGCGACAGCCTCGGCGACGGCCAGGTCACGGGCGGCTTGGCCACGCAACAGCACTTCTTTGGCCAGGTCGTGCCGCTTGCGCACGTCCTCCGTCGGCACGACGATCTCGGCGTCGATGGCGAACTTGATGATGGCGTTGACCAGGCACTGGGACAGGCTGTTCAGGCTTTCAACGCTGTTGAGCGTGAGGCTCAGGTTACCTGTGCGGCTCACGCTGGCGGCCGTCTCGAAACCGGCTTCCCTCATAGCCTGGCAGAACCCGGTGAAGTCGATCTGGCTTTTCGGGTACTCCCGAGGAGGCTCTGGCCAGGTGTACCTGGTCAGAGCCTTGTGCGACGGCGTCACGGTGAACTCCTGGCCCACCATGTCAACCAGACGGTCGCCGACGAACACCGGCTTGCCGTCGATCGTGCCGAGGGGACGCATGACTAGGTCGTACAGGTGGTGCTTGTCTTCCTTGCTGTAAGACCCGTCAGCCATCCACGCCGTAGTGATGTCCTTGGCCGTGCGCACGCCGGGCAGGGAGTACACCGGCGCGCGGCTTCCCCAGTTCAGCACGGTCGCCTCATCTCCGTTGCGGCAGCTGTACGGGGCGCCGGCCTTGGCGGCGGCCAGGTCAAATTCTACGTAGTCGTTCATATTGGGTCCTTGGGTGGGTTTGTGCGGTGGGTCGGGTAAGCGCGGCGGGATCACGTTGAAGCCTTGACAGGCCGGACGTCACACAGCAGGCGGGCGTTGAGATAGCCTTGGTCGTCCACCACCCGCACGAAGACGCGGTGGTGGAACTGGATCTTTGCGCCCCAGACGTAGTAGCCGACCACGGTGTGCTCGACCCAGGCGTCTTGGCTGTTCAGGTGGATGCGCACCCGGCTACCGATGGGCGGCAAGAGGTCGCCGTCGACAGGTTCGAGGGGTGGGGTGGGCGTCGTGGGCGTCGTGGGCGTCTTGGTCTCGGCCAGCACGCGGTCGACCAAGTCAGCCATATGCTTGGCCCTTGTGCGAACGTCTTCCACGCCTAATTGCTGCGCGTTGTCCTCGATCTGGCGGAAATACTCGCCCAGGATCTTTAGGGCCTCGGCCATCTTGGATTCGCGCACAACTTCGTCTATCAAGCGCTCGAACTGCCCTTCCTTGACCCCAAGATCGAAGTAAGCTTTCATCTGGTCGGCGTCGAAGTATTGGCGGACGACTTTGCCGTTGATGGTGTCGTGGGCGATGGCGTCGGGCAGGGGTGGATAGCTCACTTGATCTCCTCCACAATAGGCCTGCCGCCAACCACATTGAAGATCCAGATCGGCGGCCCGGACAGGCCCAAGGAGTCGAGCGCCTGCATGGCGCCCATAAAGTATTCGAGTTCGGCGCGCTTGTATTCCATGTGCCGAGGGTTGTAGCCTTGCGTGGCGGCGCGGCTGCGCCATCCTGCTTCGATGGAGGCTTGCTGCTCTTTGGTGATGGGCGTGGTCATGTTGGGGTCCTGGATGGTGGATTACTTCGGTAAAGCAGGCGGTGGTAGGGGTTCGCCCTTTTCAGCGGCAATGGTCATCGCGTCCAGCCAGGCAAGGCGGCCTCGGTACGCTTCCTCATCAGTCACAGGCCGGTCGAGTTGCCGGCGCAGCCACTGAGGGTAGTACTCTTGGGCGCCCAGGGCTTGGGCGATATGGAAGTCCAGGCCTTCGTAGGCCCGGTAACCTTGCAGGTTGTTCTGGCCATAGCCAAGTTCTACACGGGCGATCTCCGCCGCGAGGCAGATGCCCTCATAGTAGCCTTGGTCCCTGTAGGAGAAGATTTCGCGGGTGCGAACGAGCAGGGTGTGGAGGTGGTTCATGTTGGCTCCGGAATAGGTGGCAGTGGGAAGGGCTCGCCCATGGTCTCGGCCAGAATGATTCTGTCCAGCCAAAGCAGGCGGGCTTGCAGCAGCGCTTCTGGGGTCACCTCATGACCCCAGAGGTTATCCAAGTACTTACCCAGGTAGCCGTAGCCGTAGCCACCCAGGTCTTCCAGCGCGTCGGTGATCTGCTGCTGCACCTCGTCGCACAAGGCTTGCAGGTCGTAGTCGTCGGGGTGGTCGGCATAGGCGGACTCGCCCAAGGCAATGCACAGGCCGCGCCACCTGTGAGCCTCGTGGGTCGTCAGGTAGAGCCTGGCTGCCTGGAGCAGTGCGATCTTGGTCATGTGTTGCTCCTTTGGATGACGCCGATTTCGAGGAGGGCTTCGAATTCTTCAGGCGTGATGTCGAGCGGCGCTGGCCGCCGACGGCTGACGATGGCGCTCAACACCTCGACCTTGCGGCGCAAGGCGTCGTTTTCGATCCGCTGGGCGTTCAGGTAGAAGGCGGCGGACGTGAGCGCCGGCTGGCGGAAGGCGTAGACCGGGCTGGAGGCCATCTCTCGCATGGCGCTGATCGTTTCTGGCAGGTTCATCCCAAGTCCTCCGCGTCGAAGTCGTCCATCACCTGGCGGAAGCCGTCCCGGTCGTCTTCGAAATAGCTGTGGTCGCTGATGACGTCGACGCCGTTCCCAAGCACGATCTGGACGCCGTGACTGCCGTAGCCGGGCTTGTGCATGTAGACGACGCAATCGTCCAGGTTGAAGACCAGCTCCATGGCCTCTTGCGGCGTGGCGACCTTGTCGATGTTCTCGCCGTCGTTGACAGCTTGAACGTGGAAGCCAGCCGTTTGCAGGTAGGTGAGCAGGTTCCAGACGACCTTGCGCTCCAAGGCGTTTCTGGCTGGCACAGGCTGGTCTCCGTACAGGAGATTGTCGATGTTGAGTCTTGGCGGGTTCATGACAGGGACTCCAGCTGGGCGCGCAGGCGGGCGAGGGCCAAGGCTTTGTCGCCAATGTATGGGAATTTTTTATCCCTGAGCCCAACTCCGGCTGTGGCGAACAGGTTGCTGTAGGCTTTCGGGCCAAAGAGTGGGTCCAGGCTCTTGGTGCTGAAGTCGTCTCCGAGGACGCTCGTGAGCGTCCCGTCTTTGACGCCGAAAGGGAACTTGCCCGACGCGGCGGCCAGCCCAAGCGTGCAGTGCAGGGTGCCGCAGGCGCTGCCGCACTCGTAAAAGGCCAGATCGATCAGGTGTTCAGGTTCGTTCTCGACCAAGTCGATGAGGGTCTTGAGGTTGTCTTGGATGGTCATGTCAATCCTTTCTGGAGGTCTTCTTCGTAGCAGTTGGCGAGCCACTGACACCATGCCTTTCGGGTAGCCAGGAGGCGTGCGTGTTGTACAGGGCCGTAGGTAAGACGGCCTCGGGAATCCCTGGGAAACACCACGATGTCTTGACCCTCCAGCCAACCCTGTAACCAGGAGTAGCCTTTCAGGCTTCGCTTGACGTAGCCAAGCAGGTAGCGCATGGCCCTGCGCTCCTTGGACTCGAAGGAGCCAGGGAGCGCAGCATACTCAATGGCGTAGCACAGCCCAAGGTTGTTGGTCCCCAGGACCTTATAGGCCCTCTTCAGGATGGCCAGCTTTTCAGCGCGCAGTGCCATTTCGGCCTCCAGGATGCGTTCAGCGGAAAGGGCGGCTAAGGTGAGCATGTCGGTGCGCTCTTGCAGGTGTGGGTCCGGGCTATTCCACCAGGGCGGCGGGTGGCACTCGTTCGCCTCCCAGTTGTCGGGATCGTCTCCCAGGGCAAAGCTGATTTGGCCGTAGAGTTGGCCGGCGTCACTGCGCAGGTCGAAGCGCTCACACCCTGTGTACAGATCCTTCCGCTCTTGGACCGCTCGGTTAATGGCCAGGCAGCTGTACGTGGTGATGGGCAGGTAGTGGACCGCCCGGCGCAGGATCTTGGCGGTGTCAGGATGCATTTTCGATCTCCAGTACGCGCTCGGCCGACAGCGCTGCAAGTTCGAGCATGGCTGTGCGTTCCTCTTTGAAGGGTGACTCCTTGTTCCACCAACAGGGCTTGCTTGTACCGTCGAAGCCGTCTGCTGCGCTGTTGTCGGGGCCGGCCAAAGCGATTGTGCGGTACAGCCAGATGGCGTCGTCCTTCAAGTCCTCGGCGCTCTCCAAGTCTTCCGGCACCGCGTCGCAGATGGCCAAGCAGGTGTACTGGACTCCGCCCAGGGCCTGAATAGCCTGTCGCAGCACTTTGGCGGTGTCAGGATGCATGGAAGGTCTCCTCGAAGGCCTGCCCAAGCTCGTCCGGCCCTTGCCCGCCGGCGTTGACGGCCGTCTCCTTGTTCACGCGCAGCCAAGCCAGCGCGTCGTCCTCGTTGGTGTTGGCGAAGGCCTCGACTTGCAGGTTGCCGCCGTGGTTGGTGATTCTGATGGCGTGGGCGCCGACGTTGACCCAGCCTTGGTCGCCGTGCAGGACGGCGATGTCGGATTCGACGATTTCGAAAAGGCTCATTTTGGCTCCTTGAAGGTGAGGTCGTAACGCCGTGCCAGGACACGCAGCCGGCTAGGCCAGTAGGCCGGACGATCGTCATCGTGGAGAATCTGCAACGAGCACACCAGGTCGAGCTTGTGGCCTTCGAAGTTCTCCGAGTCTGGCCGGACCAGGGAAACCTCACTCCAGTCGAACACGCCCGAGGCGACCAAGGCTTTCACGACGGCTTTGCTCCTTGAAGTGCGGCCCTCGAAAGCGCTAGCGTAAAACTCGTCTTTGATGAGACGGCCAGCTGCGCACATCCGGCCGTTTTGGCCGCGGTAAGAGCAGATGCCGTCGTCCATAGACTTGGCGTTCTGGGTCAGCAGGTGGGCACTGACTTTGTCGAAGATTTCTTGCAGGGTCATGGCAGTTGCTCCAGTTGTTTGTTGAGTCTGGCCAGCGCCAGGTCTTTGTGCGATCCGAGCAGCAGGTCGATGTCCCACAGGCCCAAGCCAGCCGGCGCAAAGCAGCGCTCCCAGGACTGCGGGCCGAACATCGCGTTGAGCGTTTCAGTCTCGTTTATTGGGCTGCTGCCGTTCAGAGTGAGGACGAGGACTTGGCGAGGCTTTTTGCCGTGCCAGCCCATCACCAGGCCCTGCGCCTTGAAGTGTTCATGCGTGCCGGCCAGCCCAAGGTTGCAGTGAATCGTGCCGCAGTCGCTGTTGAACTTGTTCAGATTGATCTGGGATCCAGGCTCCTGCTCGATCAGGCTGATGAGCAGTTGGATATTTTCTCGTGGTGTCATTTCGTCTTCTCCAAGGTTCGGGTGACGATCTTGAACAGATCGGCGTTTTGCTGGCTGTGGGCCAAGTGGGTGGCCTGTTTCAGGGCCTGGATGAGGGTGTGGTGGTCGTTGATGCACTTGACGAGGAAGGCCTTTTGTTCTTCGCTGGCGTCAAGCAGGTGCGCCATTTCCTGACCGCAGGCGTCGAGGAGGTAGTTACCGACGACTTGCACCGGCAGGGCGTAGGGCGTCATGGATTGCGGGCGTAGATGGCGCCCTGGGCCTTCAGGCGGGCCAGCGCGAGGCCTTTGTCGGAGATGGGCTTGGTCATGTAGATCTGGTCCCAGACGCCTTCTCCGCGCGGCGCCAGCAGGCGATTCCAGGCGTCTTCGCCGAGGTGGCTGTCTGCGCCTTGCTGGAGGCTGAGCGTGCCTTGGGTGCTCCGGATCCCGACCAAGCCGCAGGCCAGCGTCCAGCCCAAGGCCTGGAAGTGCGGGTGCTGCGCCAGCACGCCGGCGGTGCAGTACAGCGTGCCGCACTCGGTCTTGCAGATGTAGGAGGCCAAGTCGAACAGCTTTTCGGGTTGGTCGGTGACGGCCTGGATGGCGATGTCGAGGTTATTCAGGATGCTCATGCGTACTCCTCCAGTTGTCGGTGCAGGCGGGCCAGCGCCAGGTCTTTGTCGGTCATGCCTGGTTCGAGCAACTCGCCGTCCCAGTAACCGCCGCCACGCTGACAGAAGAGGCGGCCGTAGGTGTGCTCGCCCAAAGCGATCTCTGCCTGCTCGTCGAAGCTTCCAGTGTCAGAAACCGCAGGATAGGACCCCTCCATGTGCCAGCCCATCCCTTGGAAGTGTGGCGTGTGGCAGAGCAGACCCGCGGTGCAGAAGAGGGTGCCGCACTCTCGCTCTTGTATGTACTTGTCGAGGTCGAAGAGGTGTTCAGGGCGGGCCTTGACGGCGGCGATGGCCTGGATCAGGTTTTCTCGGATGGTGGGCATGTTAGCAATCCTGTGGTTGGAGGGTTGTGGTTGGGCTGGGTTGCAGGAATTGGCTGAAGTCTTTCAGCAGGGCTTCTGCGGCCTGGCGTTCGGTCATCTGGTCGTCCCGGACGACTTCGTCGTCCAGGGTGGCGAGGTACTGTTGGATCTTCAGGGCAAGCATGGGTTACTCCTCGGGTTTACGGTTCCAGGCGAACGGATTCACCTGCCGGCGCATCAACAGGTTCAAGTCGCTGAGCTGCTGGCTCAGCACAGGGTCATGGGTCGTTTGCAGGCTCTGCTTGACCAGCAGGCGGTACTCGACCGTGAAGCGCGACAGGCACTCTTCCATCTGTTCCAGCGTGCGAAAGTTGTACGGCAGGGCCAGCAGGCGGTGGGCCTCTTCCAAGTTGGCCTTGCGGCGCTCTGGCCAGGTCTCCTTAGGGAAGTCCCGGAACAGGTTGTCGAAGTGGAAGGGATTGCGCTGGTGCGTCTTCGGGTCGGTCTCGGCGTTGCGGTCGGTGTCGACCCAAGTCCGGCCGTGCTCGTCCACCTCGGGCGTGGGAGGGGCTTCGGGCGGCTCGGGCATGCGCATGACGTAGGCTTTGAGTTCCCGGAGCTGGTCCCGGATGTCGGCGATGTCCAAGCGTTGCACGTCCTTCAGGCTGTCGGCGGTGTGGCTGGCCAGGCGCACTGCGGCGCTGATGCGCCCGTCGAACAGTTCGACGGTGTCTCTCAGGTCCTGGATCTCGTTGGACTGGCCCTGGACGAACTTGCCCAAGCCCTCGGGTGGCAGGTTCTGGGCTTGCTTGCTGATTTCCCTGTCTATCAGGGTCATCTTGCCCTGTGCGTGGTCACACTTGGGCATGCGGCCGACCTTGAGGTGAGCGCCGCGTGCGACGTGCTCGGCGCCACAGTGGCACCTCACCACCCAGTAGCGGTGGCCGCTCTGACTAGGGGCGTTGCCGATGATGGTGAACATGCCGGAGGCCTGGCCGATGGCAGGATTTTGGATCATTTCTTGGTCCTTTTGGAGGTTTGTGCGGGAGGCCGCACAACTTGTGCGGGTCTGACACGCAGTATGACACAGATGACACAAAACTGACTGACACGGCTGTGTCAGTGTCAATTGACAAAAATCGAGTCAGTTGAGTCAGTGGCGTGTCAATCATCCGGACCAGTGCGGGTAAGTGCTTGATTCTCAAGCCTTTTAAGCGAGTCAGTCAGTCGTTTTACCCTGTTTTCGTGCTTCAACCTTGCCGCGGAGTAATTTTCAGCCTCGGCTAGCATGTGCTGCTGCTGGATGTCAAGCAAAAGCAACTCGCGCTGGCTATCTTCGAGCGCAGAGCGTAGTAATTTTGGTACAGACGGTGTCGGAAAGACAAGTTCTTTCAAAAATGTAAACATCTCACTTCCTATAGTATGTTGCTTGGGTTCGTGTAAGTGCGAAAGTCATGCTACTAGTAACAGGTTTTTTGGTGTGAGAATATATGTAGTAACAGAAGAAACATTTACGTAATGTATACTCTTTTAGACATCCAAAATAAACAACATTGCGTCAGGGTAACGAAAACACTGTTTCGGTGTTGTCACATGCCCAAGGTTGCATGAAAGGCATGACAGACGACCTGTGAGAATCGCATGATTAAGGGCCACTTTTTGAAAATCGCCTAATAAGGAAAATCACGCCACAGAAAAAATGGACTGACACAAAAAAAAAGTCAAAAAGTCAAAAGCGCGTTTCGAACACGAAAATGAGAACTCCCCATACTAATGAGATATCTACTAGGTTTGTCTTATATATAGGGGCTTTTCGACTTGGGATCGTGTGGACTTGGGTGAGAACCTTGTGCTAAAATCTTTTTACGCAAGTTTTGGCAGAAATGTCCAACTTTAGAAAGTTTCCCATGATCAACACCGCACTGGTGACACAAAATTTTCGACTCTTACACACGCAGCTCTACCGCATTAAGGCGGACGGCACACTAAAACTACTGACTTCGGTCGTGCAAAACCGACTCGTGGCCCATGTCGACGGCCAGCTATACCAAGGGCCGGACTTGGCTTGGGTCTTGCTCTACGGATCAGCTCCGATGTTTCAGATTACCCAACTGAACGGGGATCCGTTTGACTTTTCCGTGCGCAACTTGGTGCCGATCCGCATCGCGCGGCGCCGCTTCAACTGCAAGGCTTGTGCACGCGGTTTTCATCACATCTTGTCGCCGGGCGTCTATTTCCCGTCGATCGAAGTCGCACGACAAGATTGGGCCGCATGCGTCTGGCGGGAAATGGAACTCGAAGTGCAGCACGTGCTAGAACTCGAACGGGCGCGCGACTTGGGGCGGCCCGCTGATGCTTATCATCGGCCGATGCGTACGCCGCGACTTGTCATCAAGAAGCCGGTTAGAAAGCCGCCGGCCGACGTTCCGGGCCGTCTTTGGTATTGGCACGCGAATCAATGGGTTTCGGTGCCGCCAGCAATTTGTCCTGCTGACGATTATAAGGTTAGGTGTCAAGCCTTTTTGGACGGCGCGACCCATATGAAGTTTGACTCGACTACGCAGCAGTGCTTTCCCGTGTTTCCAGGAGAACCTAATGCTTGAAGTTTGGGCGTCTATCCAAGGTTTTCACGGCTTATACATTGTCAGTAACTTCGGCAATGTCAAGAGTCTTTCTCGAAGGGTTAAAAGTCCAGGCGGAAGTCGAGCGGTTGCTGGTCGCAATCCTACTCAAGTTCGAGATGCTCAAGGTTACTGCTATGTTTGCTTGTCACGCGAAGGCGTAGTGCGCAAACACGCAATTCACCGACTTGTAGCTTTGCACTTCCTGCCGGCCGACACCCGGCCGCAGGTCAACCATAAAGACTTCGATAAGGCTAATAACCACGTCAACAATCTTGAATGGGTCACGCCAAAAGAGAATCAACAGCATACGGCCAAGACAGGAAGGTTTCACGGTGCCAACAACCCAAAACGGGCCAAGCGTCTAACACCTGAAATCGTTGCGCTTATACGCCAGCAGATTTTTGACGGTGTTTCGGTGAAGCAGATCGCAGCTAGTTTTTCAACAACTGTTTCGACGATCGCTAGCATCAAACATGGTCGGCTTTGGCCCTTATGACAAAAGCGCCCTTTCGGGCGCTTTTGTAACTAGGCTTCAAACCCCAGCTCGCACAGCAGCAAGCGCACCGCGTTCGGCAAGTCCTGGAAAGGTACCGTTTTGCCTATGACGTGGAAACGGATCGCGTCGCCCTTGTCGAACGAGTAAACGCCGGTCGCGGTGTTGGTAGCAATACCAACACGCCATTTGCCTTGCGAAGCGTGCAGGTTGAATTTGTGCTCTTTTTCGCGGAAAGCCGGCACATCGTCCGATGGCATTACAGGAAAATCACGCATGATGAACTCCCAAAGTTGAAAGGCAACACGATTTGCCTATGAGCACTACTGTACTGCTGTTCGGCTTCGTTGCCTAGCCGACATACAAGGCCCAAGGCACGTTGATGACTTCAAGCGCGGCCCAAACGGCATAGCCGAACCACAGCCAAAATAGCGCGCCGTTGGTGAGGATTCGGCCCAGTTCACGCATGGCGATGCACCAGCGATTCCATGAAGGCATCGAGCGCCAACTGCGCCGCAACCGACGCGCGAATCGCTTCCGCTTGCTGCTGACCGTCGAGCATGGCCAGCATGCGATTGCAGCGTGCAACCGATGCAGCATGGATTTTCTCAGCCAGCTCATAGTGTTGTGCTTTGCTCATGATGTTTTCTCCGGACGTGACTATGCCCGACCACTTGGCCAGGCGTTATATAGGTTTGGATACAGCGGTGCTGAAAAGATAGTACCGCCAAGGCGGTACAGGGTGAAAAGCGTTATGTATTACCGGATATTGCGCTTAGTATCCGCGCAAAGTCCGCTCATCGGCCGACGACAACAGGCCATTGCTGCGCGCCCAATACTCAAGGCGCTCTTTGTCGCTGATGTCGGCAACGTAGTTGTGATTCAACGGATGCACGCAAGCGTGATTCGCTTCGAAGATAATTGCCAGCAGTGCGCGGCGATCTTCGCCCTTGCGGACTTCCCAATTGGCCGAACGTTCCGCGGCCGTGAACAGATTGAACGTGCAACGATTGGACATAGTGATTCTCCTTTTGGACGTGGCAATGCCTAGCCAAAAAGGCCAGGCGGAAGATACAGCACATTAAAAAGCACTCGCGGAATGCGTTTTAATTTGCCGCCCTTCCATACCTCAAGCATGGAAGGGCATTGCTATCGTTCGGTATATGCGCCCCGAAACCGGCGCTTAACGGCTTGTCGGGCCGTTGTCATAGCCGTACGGACGACTCCCGTACGGTCTACCTACATTTGCTCTAACCTTTCCTCTTGCCGCTTGGGTAAGCGTTATTTGTATGCCCGTTTGGCCGGGCGCCTTTTGGCGATTTTCACGATGGTCTGTGCAATCCGTTTTCTCTTGTTCTGCTATTGCGTAATCACAAGGGCGCCGTTCGGCGTTACCTGTGCCCCTTTTGCGAACCTGTACCGTCATCCAAACCCGGTAGAGATGGCTTACATTCAAGCCTAGATTGTGCATACAAGCCGATATCATCGTTCGTCATCCTGAATCGGCAAGAGTAGTAAGTTAGCGTTTCTACTAAAACGCATCTATCCTGCTACTGTCCAAACCGCACCATGCTTGATGTGCCTAACAACGCGGCATGCCGCCTAAGCGGCACGATGCGCGTCAATCACGTCATACATGCATGGGTTCTTCCGGTAGGGCCGGATAGAGTCTCAATTGTGGCCGGGCGCGTTGCGCCGGGCGGATAAAGAACAGGTGTGCTGTACAGCTAAAGCGGCGCGCAAGGCGATGCTCTAGACAGTACGGCTAGCATTCCGATTAGTGGCACGCCCCTTTAGAGCAACGCGCCGCGCGTTATGGCAATCGGATGAAACGCTGTGTTACAGACAACATACTCAAGCGCCCTGTAGAGCAAGGCGCTTGATATGTGGTCTAGTGGACAGCCAGCTCAGGTGCGGCCGCTTCGGTTACAGGCAAGTACGCGATACCCAATGCGACGCTATCCAATGCGGCGTTGATCGCTTCCAATTCAGGCCCGGACAGCATGCCCTGCTTGATCGCGTCAAGTACTGTGGCCAGCGCAGCGGCGCGCATGACAGAGGCTTGATCCGCAGCGCTAGCCAGCGTATCAGGATCAATCGAACCAGCGCCAGCGCCCGCATCCGAGCCGGCATCGTCGCCTGCCGTGTTCAAGGGCGCATCATTCGCCGCTTTCACCAGCGCAACAGCCAGCGCATCGGCGGCCGCTTTTTCGGCCGCTTTGCTGGCCTTATCCGCCTTGGCCTGCTCTTTCAAGTCTTTGGCGCACGTAGTAAACGCACTGTCAAAGCGCACGGCAGCGGCATCGGCCAGCGTTTCCGCATCGGCGCGCACGGCTTTATTGTCCGCATCGGCCCACTTGCCAGCGCTCAGCAGCTTGCGGCCCGTGACGATCTCGTTTTCGACCACGTCGGCGAACACGTCGCCAGCGCGATCAAGCCGGGCCAGCTCACCAATGGCGGCGATGCCGGCGCGGTAGCAAACGGCGATCGTGCGTTTGCCTTCGGCTTGATCCAGCGCTTCCGCCATCGGGACGCCGTTTCCTTTCAGCGATTCCAGCACGGCCGTACGGATGATACCGACGCGGAATGCGTGCTGTGCGTCGCCGCCTTTGACATCAGCGCGGACGTACTGCCCAGCTTGGGACGTTGGCAAGGCGATAGCTTGCGATGCGGCGACAGACACGCCCGACATAGCGGCAAGCTGGGATGCAGGCGCAGCAGGTGCGCCGAGAATAGCGGATTTCATGGCATAATCTCCAAATGAACAGGCACAGATGCCCAGCGGGCGCGCACCATGCGCGATCCCGCAAACCCCGCGTTACCAGGGAACCGGCTGTATTCACTCAACCGATGTATCTATTGTAGTCGGTTGAAAGTGAGAATACCAATACTAGTTCGATTATACCGATTTGCATTTCTATACGCGTTCGAGTATAGTGGTCATAATGACAACATCGTGCCGAGCTGGCCAAACGGCAATGCAAACGGCAATGCAAACGGCAGCGTAACCGGCAGCGTCATTTGTTCCACGTGGAACAATGCGCACGCAACCGGCAACGCAACCGGCACGGCCGATTCCGGTTATGTTCCACGTGGAACAATTGGCGGCAGTTATGCGGCCGGTTATACGGATGGCGGTACGGGCGGCGCTGTTTGACGTATAGGGTTATTTGCAGTACGGGCGACGCGCGCCGCGCCCAGGCTCCCAAAATATTTTCCAAATTTTCCATAGGGTTATCCACAGGCCGCATCGCAAACGTGGCCAAACACGGCCAACACTCGCCCAAGAAAAAATTTTTCCAAATTTTCCATAGAGTTATCCACAGGCCACAGCAAACCACGGCAAATTTGACCACAGGCAACTTCCGTGCCAGAATCCGGAAATGAAAAAGCCGACGCTCAAACAGACCGTGACTCCCTATCTGGACGACTTAGCCGAAAGGAAAGTCACCAGTAGGGACGTCGCCAAGCGCCTCGGCGTCTCGGAAGCGCACCTGTCCAGGACCCTGAAAGACCTTGGGATCGTCAAAGCACCCAGCGAACGCCAGAAGGCCAGCGCGCTCTACCACGCCCGCAAGGAGTACCAGGCGCTGGTCGCCACCACCATGACCCCCGAACAAGCCGCTTCTGCCGCCCACTGCAGCGTGAAGACCATCCACCGCACCCTGGAGCGACTGAAATGCAAGACTACAGCCTAAAGCGCTCGAGCGAAGAGAACGGCCCGCTCAAAATCATCCTCCGCGCCATGCGCGACCTCTCCGAAGCCGACGCCATCGTTGTGCGCAACGAGCTCGACGCCATCTTGCACATCGAAATCAGCCAGTTGAACCTGCCGGACGAGATCGGCTTGCAGTATCGGCAGGGGAAGATGCTGCTATCGAGCTTGCAGGACGACAAACTCACGCCGGCCGGGCAGCGCGCGCAAGTCTTCAACAGCGTCAGCGCGCAACTGGAAAAGATCATCAAACTGCGCAGCGAAGTCTACAGCCAGGAGCGTTTGAAGCGTTTTGAGGCTGCCATGCTCTCCACCCTCAAACTTTTGCCCGATAACGAGGCAAAAGAGCACTTTTTCACCATTTACAGCGAGATTTTGCAGGGAAAAGGCGTCTAAATGGAGTTCATTCACGACGATAAAGCGGTGCAGGAGCACATTTTGCGCTTGCACACGGCCTGTTTTGGCACCTACAACCTGCAAGACGTGGTCCGCTACATCGAAGAAAAGACCTACCTGAACGGCGACCTGTACTCGTTCAAGGACCACGAGTACCAAAAGGACATCATCTCGGACACGCACGTCAACGTGAATGTCCAGAAATGCGCGCAGGTCGGCATGTCGGAAGTCATGGCGCGCTACGCCTTGGCCATCTGCCGCGTGATTCCGTACTTCGACTGCATCCTGACGATGCCGGGCGCGCAGGATTGCGCCAAGTTCTTCCAGACCCGGATCGATCCGGTCATCAACGACAGCCCAGACTTGGCCGAGGTGGTGCGCCAGGAGATCAACAACACCCAGACCAAGGACATCGGCGGCAACCTGCTGCACGGCCGCGGCACGCGCGGCACCACCCAAGCCTTGTCCGTGCCGGCCGACATGTTGATCCACGACGAGGTCGACCGCAGCGACCCGTTCACCCTGAAGCAGTACCAGTCGCGTCTGAAGCACTCGATCTGGCAGTTCACCCGCAAGTTCGGCACCCCGACCTTCAACGGCGTCGGCATCGCTGCCGCCATGGAGGAGAGCAAGCGCAAGCGCCACCTGGTCAAGTGCGACAAGTGCAACCATCACTTCGCCCCGACCTACCACGAGCACGTCGTCATCCCCGGCTACGACAAGCCGAAGAACGAAATCTCCGCGCACAACCTGATGACGATCCGCTACAAGGAGGCGTACGTCTGCTGCCCGCACTGTGGACGCGCCCCCAGCTTGCAGTTCGAGCACCGCGAGTGGGTCTTCGAAAATCCGAACGACCAGCTGAACGCGCACGGCTACTATGTGACGCCGTTCTCAGTGCCGAACATCGTGCCAGTGCACCGCATCGTCGAGGAGTCCACCAAGTTCCCTTGGGGCGAGTTCTGCAACCAGACCCTGGGCGAGACCAGCAGCGAAACGAGTGAGACGCTGACCCGGGAAGACATCGAGCAGTGCAAGTACACCGCCGGCGGCCTGCTGTCGTCCGATCTGCACGCCATGGGCGTCGACTTGGGCGCCGTGTGCCACATCACGATCGGCCGCCGCACCAACGAAGGCATGCTGATCGTGGTACACCGCGAGCGGGTGGCGCTGCCCATGCTGCGCGAGCGTTCCGCCAAGCTCAAGCAGGAATACCGCGTGCTGACCAGCGTCTGGGATCACCAGCCCTACACCGACTTGATCCTGGACCTGCAAAAAGACGACCTGAACATGTACGCCGGACGCTACAACACCACGCGCAACGTGGCGCTGTTCGACATCGTGACCCGGGAGCAGAACGAGGCGGAAGGCAAGCTGCCCCTGCTGATCGCCAAGCTCAACCGCGACGTCGGCTTCGACGAACTGATGAAGCTGTTCAAGACCAAGCAGGTCCTGTGGCAGGCCCAGAGCGAGCAGGAAGACACGCTGTTCGTCAACCAGATGCTTGACATGAAGCGCACCTTGGTCCAGGACGCCTTCGGCGACGGCCGCTACACCTGGGTCAAAAAGCCAAACGACGAGGACCACTACCACCACGCCTTGGGCTATTTGAACATCGCCACCCTGCTGATGCCAACCGCCAGTATCCAGTTCCCGCTGACCAATATCAGCATTGCGCACCGCATCAAAGTAGCCACCCGGAAGGAGACAATGGTCTACGGCAGCATGCGTTAATTGACCAAAGGCAAGTTCCATGCCAGAATTCAACTACTATGCGCCCAGAAGACTACCAACCGGACTACCAGGCCCTGACGGCTTTGCCGCCTCAGCCGCCCCCAAAACCGCCAAAAGGCGGCGGCTTGGCTATTCCGGATTGGCGCAAGTCGGCTGAACCGGGCAAAGCTCAGATCCAGAAACCCTCGTTCAACGTCGCCAACGTTGATCTGACCAGCACCTACCGCAATGGCGCGACCTCGATCGATACGATCCGGTCGCTGTCGCGCGTCAACCCCGAGCTGAACGCCTCCCAGGCCGCGCACAACCGCGTCGGCATCCCGGAGAAATTCATCGCCATCGCGCGCGACCCGGACGGCAGCTTCAACGTCGACGCCACCCGCCTGGCGATGCAGCTGTTGCGCCAGATGAACACCATGGCCGACTACGACAACGGCTTTTCGCACGTCGGCTCGCTACGCTCGGTGTCCGAAGCCTTGGGCAAGCAGATCCAGCAGACCGGCGCCATGGGCCTGGAACTGGTGCTCGACAAGTCGCGCCTACCGTCCCAGTTCATGCCGGTCGACGTCACCCACCTGATCTTTTTCGAGGATGGCAACGGCACCCGGCCGGTCCAGCGCATCGGCGGCAAAGACATCGACCTCGACATCGCCACCTTCTTCTATGTGGCGCTGGACCCAGACCTGCGCGACGCCTACCCGCAGTCACCGCTGGAAGCGGCAATCCAGCCGGTGCTGGGCAGTACGACTTTCCTGAACGACCTGCGCCGGGTGTGTGGCCGCGCCGTCTACCCGCGCATCGACATCTCGATCGACGAAGAGAAGCTGCGCGCGCGCATCCCGCGCTACCTGCTCAACGACGAGACCGCGCTGACCGCCTACTTGAACGGCGTGATCGCCGACGTCGAGGCCGCGGTCAACAACCTGGGCGTCGAAGAGGCGCTGGTCCACTACGACTTCTTCGAATACAAGTACGTCGACGGCACCCAGGCCGACATGAGCAAGACCTTCGACGGCGTGCAGAACATCCTGAACGGCAAGATGAGCACGGCCATGAAGACACCGGCCACCATCCTTGGGCATGGTAACCGCGCCGCCTCGGCGGCCGACGCCGACATCCAGCTGTTCATGCTCAACGCCAACGGCATGATCCGCCTGAAGTTGCAGGAGCTGTACAGCAAGGCCATGACCTTAGCCGTGCGCCTGTTTGGCTTGGACGTGACGGTCGCCTTCGAATTCGACGAGATCGAACTGCGCCCCAAGTCCGAACTGATGGCCTACCGCCAGATGGCCTACGAATACTGGACCAACCTGCTGTCCCTCGGCTTGGTCACCGACGAGGAAGTCTGCCTGCGCCTGACCGGCGAACTGCCGCCAAAAGGCTACACGCCGCGCATGGGCACCGACTTCAAGAACCCGGTCGCCGTGGCGCCGGCCGCCAACCCGGATTCGCAAACTTCCAACCTGGGCGCCAACCGCAACAAGGCGCCGACTCAGCCGAAAGGGCCTGCAAAATGAGTAAGCGCAAAGTCCTTAAAAAGTCTAAAAGTAGGCTCTGCGGGATTTACAGTATAACCAACAATCTGAACGGTAAAGTTTACGTCGGACAGTCTGTGCACATATTCAGTAGGTGGTCCGCGCATCTCTGCTCAAAAAATAAATCTGCAATATCCTCTGCTCTTTTGAAGTATGGGGCAGAAAATTTCTCTTTTCGAGTTTTGAAATTATGCTTAAAAAGCCAGCTGGACATGTTAGAAGTTTCGTGGATCGCCTCACTAAACTGTGTCGCACCTCACGGGTATAACCTTGACTCCGGCGGAAACTCTAAAAAGACCTTGACGGAAACTACCAAGAACATCCTCCGGCAGAAAGTCCGAGAGTACGCAAGGGTCAACGGAAAGGAAGCAACAGACACGGAAGTCTGGAACTTCGAACACGTAGACGGCAGGTCAGTAACCTGCTCAAAGTGGGATTTACGTAGATTACATATACCAGAATACCTTGAGGGAGCCTGGTGCGATTTAGACCGGCTAGTGGAGGGAAAAGCTCTTATATTGTTCGGGTGGTTTATGTCTGAAAGAAGGCAAATTGTACAGAGTAGGTGGCCAGGGTTATTCAAGGCCTGGTACAAGCATAAAGACGGCAGGGAAGTTTTTGCGTCTGAGGCAGAAATGAGACTGACCTACCAAACAAATTCCAGTCTAAATAAATTAAGGCTAGGTACCAGTAAAACCTGTAAAGGTTGGTATTTACTTGAGAAAGCTGAGGCTTAGCATGTATATTTTTTGGGCAGGCACAGAGACCTCCTTCAACGCCGTCACGCTGGCCGAACAGAAAGTGGCCGAAGGCCAGAAACAGGGCCGCTACGGTAACGCCCCGACCGCGGCCGACTTGCCGCCGTTGTGGGACAAGATCGGCTCGACCGGCGTGGTACAGATTTCCGGCAGCCTGATCAACGGCTCCGCGGGCTGGATGCAGCTGTACGGCGTGGTCGGGTACGACGACATCGCCGCCGCTGCCACCGCCGCCGCGTCCGATCCGGAAGTCAAGAGCCTGATGTTCAACGTCTCGTCCGGCGGCGGCCACGTCCACGGCCTGGCCGAATTCGCCGCCACCCTCAACAAGCTCAGCAAGACCAAGCCGTCTCTGACCTACGTCCCCGACACCATGGCCTCCGCTGCGTTCTGGTCCGGCTCGTCCGTGGCCGGCCCGATCGTCATGGCGCCAACGGCCGAGGTGGGCAGCCTTGGGATCCTGATGGTGGCCAAGGAGTACAGCAAGCAGCTGGCCGCCGAGGGCATCACCGTCAAGGTGCTGCGCGCCGGCGACATGAAGGCGCGGGTCAACCCGTTCGAGCCCCTGACCCCGGAAGCGGAAGCCCAGGTCCAGTCCCAGCTCGACGACCTGCACAAGATGTTCAAGGACACCGTCCGCAAGAATCGCCCCACCATGAGCGCCGACCAGCTGAAGGAAGCAACCGACGGTCGGACCTTCCTCGGCCAGCGCGCGATTACCGCCGGCTTGGCCGACAGCATCGGATCTTATCCGCAGGCATTAAAATTGCTTGACAAGGGTTCTTCTGGGAAACATACTTCTTCAAATTCTAAAGGTGCCACTATGTATTTGACCGCTGAACAAATTGCCGCCATCGCTGGTGGCGCCACCCTGGCCTCGCTGGGGATCGTCATCACGCCGGAAGAGCAGGCTGAAATCGACCGCCTGGCGGCCGAAGCGGAAACCGCACGTCTGGCTGCGCAAGCGGCAACCGACGCCGCGACCAAGGCTGCTGCCGATACGGTGGTCGTGCCTCCAGTGGTCGCCGCGACCGAGTCGGTCAATGACCTGCTGAAGTCGCAGCTGTCCGTCGCCAACGCCAGCCTGCTGGCCGCCAACGTCGAACTGACCAACCTGAAAGCCTCGACCCAGTCGATGACCGCCAACCACGACGGCCTGCTGGCCATCGCGCGCGGCGCCGTCGCCAACATGCTGGTGCCGATGGGTGGTACTGCCGCCGCGGCCGACGCCATGGACGCCACCACCGTGATCGCCGAACATGCGCGCGTCAAGCCGCTGTTCCTGGAGCGCTTCAAGCCGGGACAGGTCACCAAGTCGGCCAGCGAGGCGGCCAAGCCGGCGATCGACCCCGACTTCCTCGCGCGTACCAGCACCTTCCAATCCAAATAACGGAGTAAGCCATGTCCAAACTTCACTACATTCGTCCGGCCGGCCCTTCGTCGGATTCGGAAACCGTCCGTCTGGGCGCCGGCACCGGCTCCTCGAACAACCTGGGTCCTGCTGACATCTGGAAATTCGTCAAGCTGTCGGCTACCGACACCTACAACCTGTGCGCAGCCGGCAATCCGATCGAAGGCATCATCACCTCGATCGAACCAGCCACCGCGGGTGGCTGGACCATCGGCGCGATCAATCGCCGCGACAAGATTACCGTCATCGCTGACGGTCTGCAAGCCACGCCTGGCACCGGCACCATCGCCGCTGGCGACTATGTCGTCACCGGCACCGTGGTAGCCAAAGGCACCTACCTGTCGGCCAGTACCGGCTACCCGAAAGTATGCAAGGCCACCGTGCAGCCTGGCGCTGTCCCAGCGGACTTGACCGCCGCCGGCGCACAAGTGCTCGCATCGCTGAACGCCTGGCGTGTCGTTTCCCTGGGCGCGGTTGGCACCGGCGCCGTCGGCACCGAGATCACCATCGAGCGCGTCTCGACCGGCCGCTAACCCAACCCTTACAGGAGCACTACCATGGCATTTATCATCGACAAGGCTGGCGTTAAGCAAGACACGCCGATCGCGTTCTCGGTCTACACCGAGGCACGCGATGCCAAACTGAGCGTCGAACAGCTGCTCAACCGCAAGTATGCGGACCACGATCCGAAGTACGGCTCGCCGTTCAAGCAGATCCTGGCCTCCGAAGGCTTGGCAGGCAACAACAACGCCTTCGGCCTGCGCTCGCCGACCCTGGCCTCCATCATGGACGGCACCAGCGGCTACTCGGCAGCGACCAACGTCGAACGCAAGACCGATCCGTTCGGCAACCAGTCGCGCACGCTGTTCCCGCTGGCCGTGGTCGCTGCGATTGAAGACCAGATCCAGCCTGATCGCGTGACCGACGATGTCGTGTTCCGCCAGATGTCGGCCACCAGCCTGCCAGTGGCGGGTGACACCTTCGCCCAGCCGTTGCTGAACTACAACAACGTCGGCGGTGCCAATACCGGCGCCAACCAGGCGCGCGCCTCGCGCGTGACGCAGCTGTCGCAAGTGCCAACCATGTTGGCGCTGACCACCAGCGACACCTACAAAACGATCCCAACCTTCGGTGTGGGTATCGAGATGTCGGACAAGGCGCTGAACAACACGTCCCTGGACCTGTTCAACCTGACCCTGAAGCGCTTCTTCCAGATCGAGAAGGATGCCCGCGTCTACGGCTACCTGACCGACCTGTTCGCTGGCGACCTGGACTTCGGTACCTCGGCCATCGCGGCCGTGACGACCACGTCCCTGGACTCGGCTGCGACCGGCGGCGTCGTGACGCACAAATCGTGGGTCAAGTTCCTGGCCCGCAACCGCAAAAAGCGTCACATCGACTACCTGATCTGCGACATCGATACGTACCTGAAAATCGAAAGCCGCACCGGTCGCCCTGGCTCGAACAACTACGATCCGACCCTGGCGCGCATCGACCCGCAGCTGGTGCCGGCATCGCCAGTACCGTTCGGCGGTGAAGTCCGCTGGATGATCGTCGACGCAGCCACCGACGGCGGCCCAGTACCGGCCAACACCGTATGGGCGCTGGACTCGAAGCAGGCGTTCATGATCATCGAAAACACGGAAGCGGCTTACACCGCCACCGAAGCGTTCGTCCTGCGCCGCAGCGAAAGCCTAGTCGTGCACTGGAGCGAGACGGTCGCAAGACTTTTCCCTACCGAAGTGCTCGGCTTCGATGTGCTGACCATCGCGTAATCGAAAAGCACCCCGCAGAAACGGCCCGAAAGGGCCGTTTCTTATTGGCGTGTCCAAACTGTCATTTCCGTGGCATAATTTCGCAGAAGCAATTCCCATACCACAACCGGAGAAACCGCATGAGCATCAACGACATCAAGGTCATCGACAAAGCATCCACCACGCTGTTCGTCAACGTCGGCGCGTATCGCATGCATCACCCGCTGCGCGACCACTACTTCGAGCCGGGCGTGAAGTACCTGATCGACTCCGACGACTGGATGGCCGGCCAGCCGACCCTGGTCGAGACCGACATGGCCGAGGACGTGACGCCCAAGGTGCAAAAGCCCAAGCAGCCGAACAGCCCGAAGATCGAAAAAGACTAAATCATGATCACCGCCTACACCAGCCCCGATAGCATCCGGGCCATCCTGGGCGTCTCCGAGCAGGAGTTGGAAGACGTCACCATCCTGGACCCCGTCTACAGCACCGTGCTCGACGAGGCCCTGTATGACCTTGGCCTCGACCTGCCGGACCACTTCGCCATCGTCCAGGAGACCGCCCCCAAGACGCGCACGCAGGCCCGCTTCGTGAACGTCGTGGCGACTTGGTCCGCCTATCAGGTGGCGCAGCAGCTGGTGTTGTCGGTGAAGATGTTCGCCCCGAAGACGATCAAGTCCGAGAAGGACCAGTTCGACCGCATCCTCGACCCGTACAGCAACCTGCGCGGCGACATCGAGGCCATGCTGGACAACCTGAAGGTCAAGATCGGCGCGCTGTATGGCGAACTGTTCCCGTCCGAGCCGGCCGTGCCGGAGACCCCGGCGCGCACCTTGGTCATCGCCTCCCCGCTGGGCACCGACCCTGTGACCGGCTAATGAAGCTGGCCAACGTCAGTCGGTACTTCAACGACGACCCCATTTTCGACGCCTACTCGGGGGCGTATCTTTTTCGCGCCCATACCAAGGCGCATGACGACCAGTCCAGCTCGGGCGCCACCTCGCGCCGGCGCACCATGCGCACCGCCGTCGGCGTCAACGCGCCCACGCGCCGCGCCGTCAAGATCGACGACAGCTTCTGGGTGATGGGCAACAGCAACGTCGACTCGTTCGGCGGCACCAGCATCCGGAAAAGCTTCGGCTTGAAGAAGTCGACAGGTCTGATGGAGCGCCTGACGCCGGCGCAGGCCAGCCTTGGGCAGGCCGGCGTCAGCTTCCACGCGCACCGCGAGTTCTACCGCGACACCCAGAACCAGCTGACCGAAGCCGAACTCGACGTCATGTGGAACATCTTCTGCCCCTTCAGCGAGCCGATGGCGCGCGGCCAGTTCCTGCGCCAGGGTAGCCGCATTTACCGCATTCGCAGCGTCTACGAGACGGTCGACGAGTACTTAGTCGCCGAGTCGGACGAGTTCGACGACGACGCCTACCAGGCCATCACGTTCACCCACAACGGGACGATCGACATCGCTACCGACACCATGGCGACGGTGACGGTCAACACGCACGGCGTGCAGACCGACCAGGCCAAGTACTACCAGTTCCGCGACGCCGCCGAGGCCGACCGCCAGCCGGGCGACCGCACCGTCTTCATCGCGCAATCCGTGACGGCGCCGAAGGTCAGCGCCACCATCACGATGCTGGGCGTGACCTGGCGCGTGCTGGCCGTGGTGCCGGAATTGGACGCCTACGCCTTGCACGTACGGCGGTAACCATGCTCCGAATCCGCGCCGACGCGCGCGCCAAGAACGCCGCCACCTTCACCAAGCTGATCAAGCGCGTCGCCACCGAGGCTGACAAGCAGTACCGGCAGAAGGTGTTCTACATGTTCAAGGATCTGCTGAACGTGTCGCCGCAGTATTCGGGCGATTTTGTCAGCAACTGGCGCCTGGTCGTCAACGGCACCGAGGCGGATTACCGTGTCTGGCCGGCGAAAACCGGGCACGGCAAATGGGACCTGGCCGAGTCCCGGGTTTTCCAGAAAGGCGATCCGGATGCGGTCAACTTCGCCTTCACCCGGGCCAAGTTCGTCGCCTTTGGCATCAACGACAAGGTGCGCTTCGTCAACGCCACCCCACTTGGGCTGACCGGCACCACTGTGACCGACGCCCAGGCGGTGACGCTGAACCTGCGCCCGGTCAACCTGATCAACGGCGGCCAGCGCCTGCTGAGCTACATGAACGCCAAGTACAAGCGTTGAACACCCAGCGTGTTTTGCCGCAGTCGTAGATCCGGAAGATTTTCGCCGCATGCGTCATCTGCTTCTCGGTCTGGCTGTCATCGTACTGCTCGCCCAAGAGTTTGCGCAACTTCGACTTCTGGAAGTGTGACTTATGCAGGCGCTTGTCGGTGCGCTGGTCCAGGTACGTGTAATCCATCGGCACCTCGCCGTCCTTCACAAACCCGCACGCTTCGTACATCCGGCCCAGGAACAGCCGGTTGTCGGAATACGACACGACCTGCTCGACGTCCGGGTGGCTTTTAAGCCAGTGCTGCAGCAACTTCGAGAAGCCGCCGCGCACCGACCTGCAGGTGGCGAAGCGGGTCAACTCCACCTTGTGCTGGGCCGCCTTCTCGCGCCGCGCCGAGGTGTTGTAGGAGAAGCCCATCACCGCCACTAGGTCGTCGCCGTGCTGCAGGCCGACGTACTGAGAACTGGCCGTGGTCTTCCCCTGCACATGCCACAGGTCGTAGAAGCTGGAGGCATCCTTGTGGCTGACGTCGACGATGGTGCACTTCCTGCCGTGCACGGCAGCTTCCGGCACGCCGGCCGCGCGCTTGAGCAGCAGTTCCACCGCCTGGCGCCGGCAGGTCCACTCGTCCGAGAAGATCTGGATCAGGCGGATCCCGGCCGCCTGAGCTAGCTGGAGGCGGGTCAGATGGGCGTCGTCGCTGCGCTGCCACCGGCTGGAGTGCCAGATGTTGCCGTGATATTCGATGCCAAGTTGCTGGGCGGGCAGGAAGATGTCCATCTTTTTGGTGGTTCCGGGGATGCGTTCTTCCAGGCGCGTCTCGGCGCCGTGACTTTCCAAGAAACCCTGCAACTCCAGGTTCGGCCTGGAGATCACGCCCACGCACTTGGGGCAACCGTAGCCAGACAGGTGGCCAGATATCCTCTGCACGAACAGGCCGTGCTCCGGGCAGAATACCTCTAGTTTTTGAAGAGGTCCAGGCTCCACCAGATCTCCGTAGGTGTAAAGCTCTCCATGTACGCTTCTGGCGCGTTCGACGTACTCCTCCCGGCTTACCTTATTCTTTTCTCCTGCCGATTTCCAGGCGCATAGCCGACAACCTGCGCCGGCCAGATGGGTGTTGGCGTCAATTTTCACTTCTCCGTGATCCGGGCAGACAGCTAGCACGTTAAAGTAGCCTTCCCTCTTCTCTTCCATGCCGAGATACCCATAAGTAGTCCCGTGCACAGCTTTGAACGCCTCGATCCAATCTGACTCGGTCCTTTTCCGAGAAGCATAAGCACACCGAACGCAGCCGGCACCTTTGAGGTGATCATGCGCGGTCTGCCGGTGTTCTCCGTGCTTTTCGCAGAGGTAGTGCACATACGCATTTCCGTTGACTTCCTCGACCCTCAGGTAGCTGTAAGCATCTCCGTGCACCTTTCTGAAGCTAGCTACCCAATCTGCAAAAGTTCTCTTACGTGCGGCCGAACCGCACTTCCTGCAGCCTCGGCCCTTTAAGTGGTTGTGCAGGCCTTGGGTGTGTTCTCCGTGCTCTGGGCAGGAGAACGTGATAGAGAAGTTCCACCCTTTTACGTCCATACGCAGGTAGGTGTACTTGTCACCATGCACTTCTCGCAAACGTTCAAGGTAGTCTTCAAGCTTTGCCATCAGCAACTTTCTTCAAGTGTTCGATCAGCAGCAGACGGATCAGCCCACTCAGCGTGCGCTGTTCGGCGGCGGCCTGGGCTTCGGCCTGCTGCCGCAAGTCAGCGGGAATTCTTAGGGTGTAGGGTGTGGTGACGGGTTGGGTTTTCATGGTCTCTCCTGGTGAGTTTCTATTGTAGGACAATGCAGGACATTACGCAAGCACTTTCTTTCCGTGCGATAATCATTGCATGGAGGAATCATGGGACATTTAACAGACGCGCGCGCGGCGATCCAAGCCGTGCTGAAGCAGATCCAGACTGACTGGACTGCCTACCCACTGGTGGTCGAGTTGGACAACCGTGACGTCGTCGATCAGGCCACGCAAAGCTACCCGTACCTGAGCGTGCAGATCGTACCTATGGGGGGCGGGCAGGCTGACATCGGCGCCCGGCCGCTGGTCGAGCAGCGCGGCCAGATCCTGTTGTATGCCGCGGCGCGGGTTGGCACTGGCGCGGCCGGCGCCGACGCGCTGCTGGACTTCCTTACCGACTACTTTGACATGAAGACTGTAGGCCCGGTGCGTTGCCATGCCGTGGTTGCCACCGAGCCGCACGACCTCAAAGGTTGGCACTATACGCCGGCCATTATCGACTATTGGTACCACCGTCAGAGCAAATAGTCAAACTCGGCACACTTGTCCACAGGCAAGTGATATGCTCCTTGGAAATTTACTGGGAGCAATAACATGACTGTCGTCCTCGCCTCAAACAACCTGGTGCAAATGTCGTACATGCCGGAAGCCGATTTTGCTGTAATTCCGGTCACCGGCGTGCCGAAAAACCTACGCATGACCGGCGAATCGTTGGATTTCCAGCTAACGAAAGAGAATGACAAGGAAATCAACAGCTCCGCGCAGCTGACCTCCAGCACGACGGTCAACGCCGCCGCGTCCGGCGACATCAAGATCCACATGCAGTACGGCGAGTACGACCCGCTGTTCGCCTCCGTCATGCGTACCGCGTGGGTGGCTTTCGGCACCAACGGCGTCGGCGCCACGTTTACGGCGGACATCACGACCACGACCATTACCGCCTCGGTAGCGACCTCGGGTTCGAGCATCTTTACCGCCTTGGCCAAGGGCCAGTGGTTCCGCCTGGTCGCGCCAGGCAACGCTGCCAACAACGGCAAGCTGTTCCGCGTCTCGACCGTCACTGCGCCGACCTCGACCGTCATCACGCTCGATACCAATACGCCAGGCGTCGCCGCTTCCGGTGTCGCCCTGTGCGTCGTGCAGTCCTCGCGCGCCGCGAACGGCGTCACGCTGACCAGCTTCACGCTGCAGCGCGAGTCGGCCGACACCAGTTCGTTCTTCGCCTACCGCGGCATGTATGTGTCGAAGTTCTCAACCAGCTTCGCCTCGTCGGCGCTGACGGACGGCACCTTCTCGTTCATCGGTAAGGATATGCTCCTGGACGAGAGCGCGACCCAGTTCCCGGCCGCCGCTACCGCCTCGCTGCCGTACGACATCCAGAATGGTGTCCGTGGCGTCGGCAACATCTGGGAAGGCGGCTCGCCGCTGACCGGCACCTACATTAAGTCGATGAGCCTCGACATCGATTCCGCGCTGCGCGCGCAGGAAGCGATCGGCAACTTGGGCATGGTCGGCGCCGGCATCGGTACCTTCATGGCCAAGGGCACGCTGGAAGTCTACTTCGCTGACGGCTCGATGTTCGCCAAGTACCTGAACGACACCTACACCAGCATCACGGTGTCGACCCAGGACAAGGACGGCAACGGCTACGTGTTCACGTTCCCGAAAGTCCAGCTGACCGGCGCCAAGATCCAGGCCGGCGGCAAGGATTCCGATCTGATGGCATCGTTCGACTACACCGCATACCAGGACCTGGGCAACGCCGTGCCGGCGCTGCGCAAGACCCTCTTCATTGACCGCGTCGGCGTCGCCGTCGTACCGTAACAGTTCTCGTGGTGGGGAAGTGGTACTGGCCGGGCAGAAATGCCCGGCCTTTTACTTTGACGCACGGAAACTTTCCCTGCATAATCATGTTTCCGCAAACCACCTCACAGAAAGTTATCACATGGATATTTTTGCACTTTACGCGACCGACCTGGACGCTGAAGAAAACGGCGTGTGGATCGCCAAGGGCGATGCTGAATTCCTGATCGCGCGCAGCGGCAACGAGAAGTACAACCGCATGCTGAACGTGCAGTACGAGGGCAACAAGGTGATCCTGGACGCGAAAGACACCGAAGCCGAGCAGATCGCTTCGGCCGCCCTGTCGCGCAAGATCAACATCGACCTGATGGCCAAGTCGATCCTGCTGGGCTGGCGCGGTAACGTCACCTACAAGGGCGCCCCGCTGGAATACAACATCTTCTCCGCCAAGACCATCCTGGCGCACAAAGACTTCGCCAACTGGGTCTCGAACGAGTCCAGCAAGCTGTCCAACTATCAGGCCAAGTCGAAGGAGGTCGACGAAAAAAACTCCGAACCTACCTCCAGTGGCACCTCGAATGGGGAAGCCACGTTGAGCACCTGATCGAGGTCAAAGCAATGACGGGCGTGACGCCCAAAGCCTTGGAGTCACGCCCGGAACTGGCCTCCAGACTTGGGTATTACTACCAGGCGTACAACCGCCTGGCCCGTAGCCGGGATGTCAGCATGGGTGGTCCGCTCCCCCTGAAGGTGTCTGAGATTCTGGCCTACTGCACCCTGTTCGAGATCCGTCAGGTAGAAGAACGCGGGCGTCTGTTCGATCACATCACCAACCTGGACGATACGTACCTGGACTACCTGGCCAAAAAGAACAAGGCCAGCGACGCCAAACCCAAGCAGTGAAAGCCCGCCACGAGCGGGCTTTTATTTTATCTGCAGGAAATTACCTGCTGGCACGAAAATTGCCGCGAAACAACCGTTGCCGGTTATACTCTTGATTGCCAGAAACCCGGAGCCACCATGAGCGAGCCTACTGATCCAATCATCCTCCAAGTACAGGTCGACAGCCTTGCCGCGATCAAGGAGTTGACGGCGGCGGTCGAGCAGCTGCACAAGGGTTTTGATGGCCTGGGCCTGTCCCGCGGCCCGGACGACCTGTCCAAGCAGTTCAAGGACATGCAGACCCAGGTCACGATGGGCTTCAAAAGCATCGAGATGCAGCTGGGCGATTTCGACACCAAGATCCGTCAAAAGCGCAAGACTGAGTCCGAGAAGCTGCTGGCGCAAGAGAAGGCCGATGCCGACCGCAAGCTCAAGTTGCAGCAGGAGACGTACGACAAGTACGAGGCGGCGCTGGCCGCCCAGGGCGATCGCATCGTCGTCATGTCGAACAAGTTCTGGGCCAAGCAGGAAGCCGACACCTTGGCGCACGAAGCACGTCAGCTGGCCTCGGCCAACAAGTTCCACGACGCCCAACTGGAAAGCGAAATCGCCGCTGAGAATGCGCGCGCCTCCGTCCTGAAGAAGCGCATCGAGTTCGAAGATACCCTGGGACACCAGCGCCTGCAGGCCGAGATCGCTACCAACGAAAAACTCTTGGAGGCGGACATCGCCTCGGAGAACGCGCGCGCCAACGCGCTGAAGAAGCGCATCGAATTGCAGGACACGATCCAGCTCAAGCGCGTCAGCGAAGAGATCGCCACCAACGAAAAGATCCTCGAAGCCGACATCGCGGCGGAGAACCAGCGCGCGGCGCTGCTGCGTAAGCGCATCGAGTTCGAAGACACGCTGAACCACAAGCGGCTGCAGGACAGCTTGGCCACCAAAGCCAAGGAAGTCGAGGCGGCGCAGCTGCAGGAGATGGAGCTGTACCACATCCGGGAAGCCGGACTGGAGAAGCAGCGCGTCCTGAACACGAATTTCCTGACTTCCAGCCTGGCCCAGCAGATCGCGGCGGCCGAGAAGGCGGCGGTCTACTCCAATATGGGCGGCAACGCCACTCAGAAGTTCGGCAGCAGCGCCGCCACGGCGGACATCGCCGCCCTGCGCGCGCAATACGCCTCACTGCCGGAGCAGGTGAAGAAGTCACAAGACGCCATCGAGCACCACAACGCCGCCATGAACGAGGCGCACGCCTTCGCGCGCGGCCTGTCTGGCAGCCTGGGTGGCTTGTGGCTGACCTATGGATCCCTGATCCCGATCGCCGCCGGCGCCGCCATCGCCGGCTCGCTGCGCCAGATTGTTGAAGTCGGCAAGGACGTCGAGTACCAGCTGCAGTTCGTCGCCGCTTTGTCCAAAGAGGCTGTACCGATCGAGGACTTCCTGCACATCACGGCCGGTACGGTGGCCAGTGTCAAGGAGGCCGCTGAAGGTATGCGCGCGCTGGCCCAGAACGGCCTGTCCGTGAAGGACTCGCTTTCCGTACTGCCGGAAGTGCTGAACCTGGCGGTCATCGGTGAGATGGGCGTCGAGGCCGCCGCGTTGGCCGCCACCGGCGCCCTGTCGGCGTTTAACCTGCAGGTGACCGAGGTTGGGCGCGTCGGCGACATTCTGGCCAAGACGGCTGCGGCCTCGAACACTTCGGTGGCGGCGCTGACCGAGTCGTTGAAGCAGGCCTCCACGGTGGCCTCGATGTACCACGTCTCGATCGAAGAGGTGGCGGCCGGCCTGGGCACCCTGGCCAAGATCAACATCACTGGCTCGGCGGCCGGTACGGCGTATCGCAGTATGCTTGACAGCCTGTACACGCCGACAGCCGGCGCTGCCAAAGCGCTGAAGATCTTGAAAGTGGACACGCAAGAGGCCAACGGCGAGTTGCGCAACTCCACCGCTGTGCTGCTCGACCTGCGCAACGCTCTGTCGCAGTACAGCGAGTCGGCGCAGGCCGGATTCCTGTCGGACATCGGCACCAAGAAGGCGACCAAGGGTATGGCCACGATCCTGGCCAACCTAGATGACTACAGCAAAAAGCTGAAGGAGAGCCAGGACGCGACCGGGTTTATGTCGGACGCCGTGATCAAGTTGGAGGACACCAGCGAGGGCGCCTTCCGCCGGCTGCGCAACAGCGCCTCGGCCACTTTCGTGCATGCCTTTTCCGATGCTTCCCCGGCGCTGCAGAGCCTGGTGGATCAGCTGGCGGCTGTCGCGCGCAGCGAGGGCGCTGTCCGTCTGCTATCTGGCCTAGCCGTAACGGCGATCGGTGTGACGAAAGCCCTGGTCGACAACGTCGCCTCGATCGGTATGATGGTGGCCGCCTACGCCGCGATGGCAGGGATTCCCGCGCTGTGGGGTTCTCTCACGGCGGCCGTGGCGGTCTACAACCGCGGCATCATCGCTGCCGAGAGCCTGACCGCCGTGTTCGGCGTCACCGCGCGCGCGGCGCTCGGGGTGCTCGGCCCACTTGGGCTGGCGATCGGTGCTGCCACGCTGGCGTGGTCTCTGTACAACTACGAGACGGACAAGACGGCCAACAACGACACCCGCATCAAGAACTCGACCGAGAACCGGATCGAGATGCTGCACAACGAGACGGAAGCACTGGACAAGCGCAACGCCGCCTTGCAAGAGGAGATCGAGAAGCGCAACAAACTGACTCTGGGCACAACGTACCGCGCGCCTGCCGGCGAGATCTCGACGGTGCAGGACGCCCGCGACCGTGCACAGGAACTCCGCCTGGCGTACGACGCAGCGCAGTCGCGCCTGCAGGTGAAGCAGGACTCCGATACCTCGACGGCGATGATGGTGGCGCACGTCGAGGGTCTGCGCAAGCAATATGAGGCGGCGCAAGAGATTTACGACAAGCTGGATAAGCTGGAGAAGCATCGCACCGAGAGCATGTCGACGCAGAAGTCGGCGACCTCCTTGAAGGCGCTGATGGACCAGCTGGAAGAGTTGGCGCACCGCGGCGACACCTTGACCACGAAGGAGGGCCTGATCGTGCCGGTGACGGACGGGATCACCACGGCCGCGCAAGAGAAGGCCAAGAGTGCCCTTGGGATCCTGGAGAAGCTGGCGAGTAAGACTTACACCTACGAGCAGGCGCTGGCGGCCTACAACGTCACGCGCCGCGAGTACAACGACCTGCTCAAGCCAGCACCAGCGAAGACCGACATGCAGGAGCTGGGTGTCGACAAGGAGAAGCTGGAAACCCTGAAGCGTATCGCAGAGCTCCAGCGTACGACCGAGGCTTTCAAGCTGAAGTCCGATCACAACGCTGGACGTGTCGGGGAGATTGACTTCCTGAAGCAGACACTGGCGCTGGAAAAGGACAAGCAGGCGCAGCTTTACCTGACGGCCATGGAAGAGGCCAAGCTGCTGGATGGTGTCGAGAAGAAGCGCGCCGCCCAACAAAAAGCCTACGGCGTGGCCGAAGGAGCCAAAGCCAAATCCAGGGAGTTGGAGCAGCAGTACCTGATCGCCGAACAGTCTTACACCGACGGGCTGATCAAGAAGAACCTTGAGTCTGACGCTGAGATGTACGCGAAGAAGGGCGACCTGCAGCAGGCTTACCTTGCTAAGTTTCAGGCGACTTACGGCAAGGAGATTGCCGGCATCGAGGCAGACCTGGCAAAGCTGAACCTGGAGGACGCGGGAAAAGCTTTTATGCTGGACCTGCAAGACGTTGCCAAGTTGTCGGCCTACAACGCTAAGCTGGCGGAAACCGTGCGGCTGCGGCACCTCCTTGAGCAGCGGGACTCCGGCGAGAAGACCGCCGTCTTCGACATGAACAAGTCGGGCTTCGACGCCGCGCTCACGCAGGTGCAGGAGAAGCTGGCCGAGGCTAAAGCCGCTGCGTCGGCCGACGGTGGCATTTCCGGACTGCTTGGGCTGGAGGAAGCGGCGACTGATATCCAGGCCAAGATGATCCCGGCCCTGAAGGCGATGGTCGTCGAGTTGAAGGAGTTGGCGGACGCCAGCCCTGACGACGCTGACCTGGCCAAGAAGGCTGCCGCTGCCGGCAAGGCCGTGGCGACGCTGAACAAGGAGACGATCAAGGCGGCCAACGCTTTTGGCAGTGTGTGGGACGACGTCTGGAAGAACTTCGAGAAGACGGCGCACGACGCCTGGATGAAGGTCGGCACCGACGGCGAGAGCATCTTCAAGAAGATCGGCAAGGTGCTCAAGACCAGCATCATGGAGATGCTGTACCAGCTGACTGTGAAACGCTGGATCATCAACATCGGCGCGTCGATCAGCGAGAGCGTGTCGGGCCAGATGGCGGCCAATGCTGCCACGGCTTTGAGCGGCGGCACGACGACTGGCCTGGCTTCCTTCGGCGCGGCCGGCAACTGGCTGTCGATCGGCAAGTCGATCTACGACGGCTTCGCCGGCGGCGTCTCCAGCAGTCTGGGCGGCCTGATCAGTGGCGTAGGCTCCTCAATGGGCTTCACCGGCGCCGCCTCGTCGACGGTCAGCTCGTTCGGCGCCGGTATGGCCTCGTCGATGACCACGCAGGAAGTCGCCGAAGCCGCCGCGATGGCGATCAAGCTGACGGCCGGCACGGCCGCGGCCGAGAGCGGTGCTGCCGCCGCCGGCGGTCTGTCCGCCGGCGCCAGCGCTTCTTCGGCCATCCCGATCATCGGCTGGATCATCGCCGGCATGTCCGCCGCCAAGGGCCTGTATGCCCAGGGCTGGGACACGCACAACGGCACGGTAAGTGGCACGGGCCAGGTGCTGGGCAGCGGCATCATGGCGCTGGACAGCTTCCACCGAGCACTTGGGATGAGCAATACGGCGGCCAACATCCTGTCGGGCCAGTCCACCATCGCCAAACTGTTCGGCCGTCAAAACCCGACGCTGGAGAGCGCCGGTATCCGCGGTGTGGTCGGAGAGTCGGCCGTCGGCGGCGAAGCGTATCAGAACATCCTGGAGAAGGGTGGCTGGTTCCGTAGCGACAAGCGTACGGCCCTATCTCAGGACATCCCGGCGGACATCAAAAACACGCTGGTGGCCACCTTCACCGAACTGAAGACGGCAGCCGAGAACTACGCCAAGCAGCTTGGTGTGAGTGCCGCGCCGCTGCAGGGCTACACCAGCAAGTTCGACGTGCGTCTGACGAATAACGCGGAAGCGCAGGCCAGGGCTTCGAATAAAACGCCAGAGGAAGTTGCAGCAGCCGCGGCTGAAGATCTCAGCAAGAACCAAGCAGCGGTGACGGCCATGTTCACCACGATCGGCGACGAGATGTCGGCCAAGCTGATCCCGAACATCGCCGACTTCGCCAAGCAGGGCGAGGCGGCCAGCGCTACGCTGCAGCGCCTGTCGGGCAACTTCAAGTCGACTGACACGATCGCGCAGTTGCTGGGCAAGACCGGCAAGGAAGCCTTCGGCAACGCCGGTATCGCCTCGATCAAGGCGCGCGAGGACTTCATCAACCTGTCCGGCGGGCTTGACGCGCTGTCGCAGACGATGACGTCCTACGCCACGAACTACCTGACGCAAGCCGAGCAGCTGGCGCCCGTGTCCAAGCAGATGGACGACGCCCTGGGCACCCTTGGGCTGACGTCCATTCCGAAGACCCGGGACGAGTTCAAGGCCCTGGTGTCCGGCTTGGACCTGACAGACTCCTCGCAAGTGAAAACCTTCAACTCGCTGATGCAGTTGCAGGACGGCTTTGCACAGCTGCACCCGGCGATTGCCGCCACGGGCGCTGCCGCCATGACGATGGTCGAGATCCTGGACCAGGGCAAAACCCTGCAGGATCAGTACGACGAAGCCACGATGACGTCGCAGCAGCTGAAGGACAAAGAGCGGCTGACGATCAACAGCGCCAATGTTGCGCTGTACGATAGCCTGCAAATCAAGCTGGCCGAGAAGAAGGCGACCGAGGACCACAACACGGTGCTGGGTCTGCAGGCCCAGATGTACGGCACGCTGAAAGACGAAGCCGGCGCCGCGCGCGTGCTGGAAGAACAGCACACGATCGCGCTGAAAGACATGTCGCCCGCCCTGCAGGCCGCGTCGAAAGACCTGTGGGCCGTCGAGAAGGCCGAGAAGGCGCGCAACGCCGAACTGGCGCACACCGCCAGCATGCTCGATTACATGGGCCAATACGCCGAGGCGACCGGCGACAAGCTGCTGGCCGCGCAGGTCGCGCAGGTCCAGTTCAACCAGTCGATCCAGGACCTGGCACCAGACCTGCAAGTGATGGCGACCAAGGCGAACGACGCCAAACTCGCCACCAAGGCGGCGAACGAAGAAACGGCCAAGAACAACTCGATCCTGGGCTACCAGGCGCAACTCTACGCCGCCACTGGCGAGAAAGCGCTGGCCGCTGCCGTCGCGCAGAAGCAGTTCGAAGCGTCTGTGGCCGATCTGCCGGACAACATCCGGGCTTGGGCCAACGCAGCGCACGAGGCCGAGGCCAAGCAGACGGCCGCCAACACCCGGATGGAGAACCACAACACGCTCCTGGGATTCCAGGCACGCCTGTACGCCGCCACCAACGATAAAGTGATGGCGGCCAAGGTCGCGCACGAGCAGTTCGAGATCTCGATCAAGGACCTGACGCCGGTGCTGAAGACCGCCGCGCGCGCTGCGAACGACGCGGAAATCGCGCTCAAGGCGAAGAACGAAAAGGACGCAGAGACCAGCACGCTTTTGGGTCTGCAAATGGATCAGTACGTGGCCAGCAACAGCTTGATCGGCCAGGCTATCGTGCTGGAGAAGCAACGCACCTTCCAGCTGGAGCACTCGACCCAGGCCGTGCAGGACCAGTTGAAGATCACCTGGGCCGCGCAGGACTACGCCAAGGAATTGGCCAAGCAGCAGCAGGAGACCAACGGCATCCTGGACGCCCAGGCGCAGATGTACACCGCGCTGAACGACAAAGCGAACCTGGCTTACGTCACGGAGCAGCAGCACAAGATTGCGCTGATGGAGATGACGCCGGCGCTGGCCAACGCGACCCGCAAGATGTGGGACGTGCAGGCCGCCGCCGCCGCCGCCGCCGAAGCGCTGGCCGACCAGAACTCGATCCTGGACCTGCAGTCGCAGTTGTACGCGGCTACTGGCAACACCGCTGCTGCTGCCGCAACGCTGCAGAAGCAGCACACCGCCGCCCTGAAGCTGCTCAACCCGGCCGTCGCCGCCGCCACGCAGATCCTGTGGAACGCCACGGAGTTGCTGACCAAGCTGAAGGACAAGGCCTCGGCCGATTTTGCGGTGCTGAACAAGGCCATCACGACCGGCAAGGACGCGGCCAAGACGGCGTACGACGCGCAGGTCAAGGTCTTGAACGACCAGAAGACGGCCGCCAAGAACAGTCTGGACCTGCAAGTGAAATCGTCGGAAGATGCGATCACGGTCAAGGACGACGAGAACAAGAAGCTGACCACCTTGGCCAGCGCCTTGAAGTCGACCCTGGACGGCATGTCGGTGCAGGCCGAAGCCGTGGCCGACCGCATCGCCGGCCAGGCCAAGATCGCCGCCGCGCTGACGACCTTCAAGACCACCGGCGTGGCGCCGGACTCGGAAGCGCTGGCCGGCGCGCTGAAGGCGGTCGCCGCGCCGAGCGAAGACATGTTCAAGTCGTACAGCGATTATCTGTACGACTTCCAGGTCACGAAGAACAACCTGACCGAGCTGAACGACCTGACCAAAGGCGCCGTCGACACCTCGGACAAGAACCTGAAGGTGGCCAAGGACCAGCTGGAGGAGTTGAAGAAGCAGACCACCGCCAGCGACGACGGCTTCCAGAAGCAGCTCGACGAGTTGCAGAAGGCGTACGACCTGGAGGTCAAGGGCTACGACGACCAGATCAAGGCTGCGCAGGATCAGCTGGACGTGATGAACGGCACCTTCGTCGAGGTCCGCTCGATCAAGGATGCGCTGGTCGCCTACAACATTTCGGTGTTGGCGGCGATCGGCGCTGTGTCGGCCGCCAAGACCGGCACCCCGATCGTCACCGGCGGTGGCTCGACCGGCCTGCCCGTGACGTCCACGCCGACGGTGATCCCGTCGACGGGCGGCACCAGCACGCCGGTGACCCCGACGACGCCCGCTGTCACGACGCCGGCCGGCACCAACGGCGCCACCTGGATCTTCGGCGCCGCGGCGTCCAGCACCAACACGGCCGCCGCGCTGGCGATCCTGCAGGCCGGCGGCAGTTCCAAGGCCGCCAACCGCGAAGCGGCGGGCATAGCCGGAATCACGGCCGGCGAACTTGGGGCAGCGCAGTACCTGTTCTTCAACCCGGACGGCTCGCACGCATCCGGCCTGTGGTCGGTCCCGCGCGACAACTACCGCGCCAACCTGCACGCCGGCGAAGCCGTGCTGCCGGCGCACGCCGCGCAAGCCTTCCGCGACTACAGCAGTGGCTCGTCGAACCGCGCGATGGAAGCGCTGATGGAGCGTGTCCTGGGCGAGATCTCGCGCTTCCGGGAAGAGGCTGCGGCAGGCACCTACGCCATGGCCAAGAGCCTGAAAAACATAGAAGACATCGAAGACAGCTGGGACAAAGCTGGCCTGCCGCACGAAAGGACCGAGGTATAACATGTACGTGATCCAACCCCTCACCATCTCGGATTCGGTGCTGTTGACCAGCAACGTGCCGGAGACGCTGGCGCCGGCCTTCGTGCTGGGCACCACCTACACGGTCGACACCTTGGTGGGTGTCCTGACTGGCACCCTGCAGGTCATCTACCAGTCGCTGAACAACGCGAACAACGGTCACCCGCCGGCGTCGTCTCCGACCTGGTGGAAGCCGGTGGCCACGGTCTACGCGCCATATTCCACCACCAGCACCTACGCCCTGGGCGACATCGTCACCAACATCGGCACCAACGTGCACGATCTGTACAAGTCGAACGTGGCCGGCAACCTCAATCAGCCGCTGACGGACACCCTCAAGTGGACCCGGCTTGGGGTGACCAACCGCCGCGCCATGTTCGACGGCATCAACAGCACGCTGACGTCGCGCGCCGACGCCATCTCGATCACCCTGAAATCGACCTCGATGGTGACCGGCTTCTACCTGGGCGTGGTCGAAGGTGACGAGATCCAGGTGACGATGACCGACCCGGTGGCCGGCTTGGTATCCGACGAGACTTACAACCTGGTCCAGTCGAACAGCGCCAGCAGCTTCTGGGGCTGGTCGTTCAACGAGATTGTGCGCCGCACCACCGCCTTCTCGATCACGCTGCCGGCCTACATCGGCGCCACGATCTCGATCGAGATCCGGAAACCGGGCGGCACGGCGTCGTGCGGCATGTGCTGCATCGGCCCGGTGCGCAGCCTGGGCCTGTCCCAGTACGGCTTGACGACCGAGATGAAAGACTACTCGACGACCCGCTTCAACGTCGACGGCACCAGCGAAACCGTGGAGCGCGGCTTCGCCAAACGGATGTCGGTGGATGTACAACTGGGCAACGATGTGATAGATTCCGTACAGAACATGTTGTCCAAAATCAAGCAGACGCCGGTGGTCTGGATCGGCTGGAAAGAGTCCGAGTGGACCCAGATGTACGGGACCTTCTCCAGTTTCAAGAATGTCATCGCGTTCCCCACCAAGTCCAACATGGCCTTGCAAATTGAAGGAAAAGTGTAATGCCTGTTAATTCCCTACCGGCCACCCTGCCGGATCGCAACCAGGACCAGGACACGTTCGACACGAACGTCGCCGGGCTCATGGCTGTGCTGCCGACGCTGCAGAACGAGCTCAATACGCTTGAATCCAACGTTACCACGCTGGAGGCGTCGTGCACCGCGTCTAGGGATTCCGCCCTGGCGTCGGCTTCTAGTGCCAGCACGAATGCCGGCACGGCGACAGCCCAAGCGACGATCGCCACCAACCAGGCCATCGCCGCCGCGGCGTCGGCCGCCAGCGCCGCGGCGATCGCCGGCGCCTTTGTCGGCACGTCGGCGTCGAACCTGCTGATCGGCACCGGCAACAAGACCTTCGTCACGCAGACCGGCGAGCAGTACACCAGCGGTGTGTTCATCACCGGCGTGAGTCGGGCGAACAACTCGAATTACATGGCCGGCCAGGTGGTGTCGTACTCGGGCACCACCTTGGTCTTGAACGTCACGATGACGGGCGGCTCCGGCACCTTCAACGACTGGAACTTGTCGATCGCTGGTATCCAAGGTCCGCCCGGCGCCGGCATCACGCCGCTGACGACCGGGTTTACCGCGACAGGCGGCTCGACGACAGCGCGCACGCTAACGGTGGACGTAGACGCGACGGTGTCGCTATTACTCAAGTCTGGCCAGACGTCTGCCACCACGTCCGGTGCAGTGCTTTATAAGCGCACCTCGGTCGACACCCGCACTGGCCCGATCACCATGACTATGCCGGCGACGCCGGCGGCGAACGACGAGTATGAATTCGAGGACATGGCCGGGACCTTCGGCACCAACGCTCTGACGATCGCCAGAAATGGCAAGAACATTATGGGCCTGGCCCAGGACATGACATGCCGGATCCCGGGCGCGAGATTCCGGGTCTGGTACAACGGCACTGAATGGAGACTTAAATGAGCGACATGCTGGACTTTGTAAACGCGGACCCACAAGGGACGTTCCGTCTTGTAGTAGGGCAGGCGACCACGGCAGGCGACCTCCTGAGTAATTCGGAGTCGGGGGTGGCAGTCATTACATCCCCAATTGCCGGGATGGCCAACGAGAACAACACGACGGCAGGCGTCCAGGTTGTGGCTACCCCTACACTGTCCGAAGCTAGCGGAAACTGGGGCAAGCGCTACGGGCGCGCCCGGACCATGTGCGAACTTGGCAATGGCAACATTGCCTATACGTACTCTGGAGATGGTACGACAGCGACCACGGCACTGAATCTTCGGATCAAGAGTCTGCTAGGTGGGACGGTCGCACGAGCAACCATCAGCTCTTCTTCGGGGATTTCTGGCTATCGGGTACAGAAGATCAATGCCACTACTTTTGCCATTGTGTGGCAGGAGAGTACCGGCTTAAAACTGGCTATCTACAACAACGACGGTACGGTTGCCGTGGCCGTGGCGGCGGTGGCAACACTTGGCGCGGCGGCAGAGTACGTGTGGAATTTTGACGTGCTTGCCAACGGCGACATCGCTATTGCGTACCTGAAGACTGGTGGAGCGTTTTCCTTCAGCCGCTTTAACTCTTCCGGTGCTCTCCAAGGAGTGGAGACACTCATAGAGGGTGTGGGAGGTGGCAGTGCCAACGGCGTGTGTGTCCGGCCGCTGGCAGCAGGCGGTTTTGTGATTGCCTACGCCCGTTCCGCTGACCAGGCATACCGCTTCGGGAGGTATAACGCCTCTGGCACTTTGCAAGGCGCCGTGACCACTCTGCGAATCGCGTCTAACGCCGGCCAGGCTGCTGACGGGGGCGGCAACTACGAGCAGATGTGCGTCGAGCTGACCAACGGCAACTTGGTATTCCAGGTTACAGGAACAACAGATGGGTATATTGACTTACTGGTCTATAGCTCGGCTGGCTCCCTCCTTACAACTGTAGACCTGGGCACAAATACCCTCGTCAGCATGCCCGGCGAGTGGGCATCGTTGGCAGTTACCTCGTCGGGGTTTGGTGTCGCTAATCGCCAATCCGCAAATTACCAGAGCCTGGCGATTTTTGACAATAACGGAGGCACGATATTCCCTCCTACGACGCTCGGGATTGGTGGCTCTGGTGGGAGTTCGGTCGGCCGGTCCAACTGCGGAACCCTACTGGTGAGCCTGGGCGCGGCAGGCTTTGCCATGTTGACTGTGGGCTGGGACAATGCCAACTCATTCTATGACGTTCGGCTCATCAGCGTATCTCCTACCGGAGTCGCATCGCCCAACGCCGCGCAGTTTGAATCTGGCACAAGCGTCTCGATGGCAGACGCCTGCATCGTGTTGACCTCCAGCGGATTGCTGGCCCTCAGTTATGTCGGAGCGACTTCGGGTGTCGGTCCAAAGTTCGGTGTCTACAAGGTCATGCGCCGATCTGTACTCGGCGTGGCCTTGGAAACCGTGGCTAAGGGCGCGCAGTGCCGCATCGGTACGAAGGGTACTTACACCCTGAACACCGATTACGCCCAGGGAGGCAACTTCGACAACCGGGCCAACGTCATCCCCGGCACGCGCGGAACGGTCGCCGGCACGATTGCACAACTCCTGGGGATGAGCTAATGGACGCCGTAATTTACAAACTGCGGCGTGGTGAACAGGTGCTCGCCGAGAGCCCTGACCTTATCACGTACGTCGAAGACCAGTACGGCTGGCAGGTGGGCAGCACGATTTTTGTTGATCCGGCGCGTGAGTTTCACGTCGTCACCCCCAACCCCACGGAGTGGCTGATCGACATCGGATCGTTCTTCGACCGCTTCGGCGCGGCGGCCATGTCGGTGCTGGCCAGCACCGACAACGAGGTGCAGGCGGTGGTGAAGAACGTCATGGCGCGCAACTGGGTCGACCTGAAGCGGCCCGACGTCGCCGCCTCGCTCGACCTGCTGGTGTCGAAGGACCTGCCGGGTGTGGATGCGGCCCTGAAAGCCTTCGTCCTGACGACGCCGGTGCTGTCGTACGAAAACCTCGTACTGCGCCGTCTGTTCTTCAGCTGACTGTTAACCACAGGCAATTTACGTTACAATGTTCCACAAATTAACAGTCATGGAGCCTTCGATGGAACAGCCGACGCCCGACAGCATCGCCGGCATCAAGTACGCCGCCCTGATCGCGGCGTTCGCGGGCTCGGCCATCTCCTTGCGCTATGCCAAGGAGCTGACCAAGACCCAAGCGGCGTTGTCGTTTGCGACCGGCGGTATCGCGGCCATTTACGTAGCGCCCTTGATCGTGCACTTTACCGGAGCACCCGACAGCCTAGACAACGCTGTCATCTTCGCCACAGGCCTCGTGGCGATGCGCGCCATCCCTGCCCTCCTAGCCCTCGTGGACCGTTTGAAAGACATCCAACTACCTTGGCTGAAATAGGAGAATGACATGCCAACCCTTGAACAACTCATCAATCTGACGCCCACGATGCACCACTTCACTGTGGTGCTGCAGGCCTTGGCGTGCCTGTTCATCACCGGCCACGCGGTGTTCGCCCTGACCAAGATGTCGGAGGAGGCCACGCTGACCATCAGCGCCGCCTATGTCGTGCTGGCCACGGCCGGCGCCTGCGGCTTGCTGTCCTGCTTCGTCATGTCCGACATCTTCATCTGCCTGTTCGCCGTCGGCATCGCGCTGTTCCTGCTTGGCGACCGCCGGAAACCAGCATGACGCTCGACCAACTGCGCGCGATCATGCCGCTGGCCGGCAACCGGGCCGGCCTGTTCCTGGCGCCGCTGAACGACACCATGATCGAGTTCCACATCAGCACGCCCGCGCGCCAGGCCTCGTTCTTGTCCCAGGTGGCGCACGAGTCCGGTCAGCTGCGCTGGGTGCGCGAGTTGGCCGTCGGCGACGCTTATGAAGGCCGCCTCGACTTGGGCAACACGCAGCCCGGCGACGGCCGCCGCTACAAGGGCCGCGGCCTGCTGCAGGTGACCGGCCGCGACAATTACAAGGCGTGCGGCTTCAGCCTTGGTCTCGATCTGATCAGCCACCCGGAACTGCTGGAACTGCCAGAGTACGCCGCGCGCAGCGCCGGCTGGTTCTGGGACACAAAGAACCTGAACGCGCTGGCTGACACCGGCGACCAGGTCAAGGTGACCCGGCGCATCAACGGAGGCACGCGCGGCTTGGCCGAGCGCCTGGCGCTGTTCGACGCGGCGCGCAAGGTGCTGTGGTGAACCTCACCGGGATCGTCCTCCCACCTTGGGCACGCTGGGCCGCGCTGGCCGTTATCGTGACGGCGGCCTGGGGTCTGGGCAACCTGCAAGGCGAGCGCCGCGCCGGCGAGAAGCACACTGAGTACGTGATGAAGCAGGCGACGGAGACGACGCGCATCGCACAGGCTCAGGTGAAAGTGGTGACGAAGACCGAGACTGTGTATCGGGATCGGATTCAGAAAATTTACGTGCAGGGAGAGAAAAGTGTGCAAATCATTCACGACCTGGTGGTCCCCACTGACGATGCTATGTATGGCGTCAACGTTGGCTGGGTGCGCGCATACAACGCCGCCTGGGCAGGTGACCTTGATGGACCCGCCGCCGAGTCTGACCGTGGACCCGCCGGCATTCCGATCTCTGCCATTGCCGAGACCGAAACCCACAACGCCACGTCGTGCCGAGCCTGGCGTGAGCAAGCCCTTGGGTGGCGGGCTTTCTATTTCGGCCAGCAGCAAGCCATAAATAAATAAATAAAGCCCGCTTTCGCGGGCTTTATTTATTTCAGCTTACCTCGTTCGATCAACCACTGCCGGCAGCGCGGCTCGTGCACGTAGGAGCAACCGCCGTCCGGCGCCGCCCAGTGCACGCCGCGCTTCCAGGCGCCATCCTGCACCCGGCGCCGGACGGTCGGCGCGGCCTCCTTGTACTTGGCGCACCATTCTGCGGAAGGGATCCAGCCGTCTTGTGGGATGCTCATAATTCTCCTTAAAGTGTGATGACGTTCTGTGCATAGGCGTCGACCAGGTCCGAGTGCGTCACAAGGATCACCTGGTCAAAGTCCAGCGTGGCCAGCAGGCCAAGCATGGCGATCTCACGCTGATCGTCGCAGGCCGCTGCCGCTTCGTCAAGGATCATGAACGGCGTGGCCGGGATGAAGGTCTTGGTCAGCGCGATCCGGATGGCCAAGCCCAGCACATCCTTGGCCGATCCGGACAAGCCGGCGACCGGGTTGCCGTTGATCCGGAAGCCGCCCTCGCCGCGGGTGATGGTCGACACCTCGCCGCGCACCTGGCCGGCGTAGCGCGACACCGCCGCCAGCGTGATGTTCCACAGTTTGTCTGTGATGGTGGCGCGGGCGCCGCGCACCTTCTTGATCAGCACGTTGTTGGCCTGCATCTCCAGCATCTCAGCCTGGGCGGCAGCCAGCTGCACCTTGGCTTCGGCCTGACCCTTGAGGGCGTAGTGATTTTCCGTGCGGGCGATGTTCAGGTCACCTTGCGCTTCCTCGACCGCTGCGTTCGCCGCCTTCAGCAGGGTCTGTGCTTCGACCAGCAGGGGCTTCAGCGCGGCGGCTGTGTCAAGCGTGGCCTGAGCTTCCACCGTCTTCAGGTCTTCCAGCTCCAGTTCGTCATGGGTCATCAGGCCTGCGAGCTGTATGCGTTGCCCGGTCTGCTCCCGCCGCGCCGCCGCGCCGGCCACAGCCGCCCGACCTTGGGCTTCCAACTTGGCCAGGTCGCCGGCGAAGTCCTGCGGGGCGCCGGTCGGGCCGATCCAGGTCCACTGCGCCGGCACCGTGCTGGTGTCGAGTTTGATGAAGCGCTCGGCGCGGGCGTAAAGCTGGGACACCTTGGCGTTGGCCTGGTCGACGTCGCGCAGATCCAGGAGGTAGGTGCGCGACTTCGAGTCGGCAAGCTGCGCCTTGGTCAGCCAGGCCTGCTCTTTCTCGGTCGTTGGCGCCACAGCCGCCCTGGCCACTTGGATCTTGGCGTACAGCGGGTTGTTGTTCAACGCCACTTCCGGGATGTCTTTCAAGTCCTTGCCGCAGAAGGCGCAGGACTCGTCCTTGATCAGCCGGCCCTCCAGCTGGGCGATCTCCAAGGCCTGGTCGGACTTGAAGCGGGCCGCCGCGCGCTCGGCGTTGCGCAGCGCGGCGTCCGCCTGCGCATGGTCCGCTTCGGTCGCCTTCACCGCGTCGAGCGCCTTGGCGATCTCGGCGTGCAGGTTCTCCAGCGGCTCGTCCCACAGCACCGCCGTCGGCGCGCGCACCAACTCGGCTTTCAGGGCCAAGGCGGACGCCAAGTCCTTCTGCTGCTCGACCTTGATGCGCAGCGCCGCCACTTCCTCGTCCGCCGGCGCCACAGGCAGCGCCACAGCGAGTTTGGCGTCCAGCGCGGCCAGTTCCACTGTCCGGCGGTCGATCGACGCCTGGAGCCGTTTCTGGTCAGCCAGCACCGTGTTCGCAGCGTTGACGTCCAGCGCCTCGCTCTGCTCCAGCAGCTTCGTGAGCGCTACGTGCGCCGTCGCCGCGCCGGCTTCCGCTTTTGCCACTTCCGCCTCCAGCGGTGCCAAGCCGATCAGCGCCTTCTCTTCCGCCTGCGTCGTCAGCAGCGCGATGCGGGATTCGACGCTGGTCGTGGCGCCATTCACCAGCTTGGACTGGACCAAGTTGATGACGCGGTCGATCAAGTCGAAGTCGGCCAAATATTCAATTAATTCTCCCGCCGCCTTCGGCCCGTCGGCCAGCGCGCCGCGCAGCGACGACTGGGAGGCGATCATCAGCTTGCCGGCCATGTCGGCGTTGGCGCCGAACAGCGCCTCGATCGCCTTGGTCACTTCGCGCTGGCCGGTGACCTGCACCTGGCCGTTGGCCAAGAGTTCGGCGCCGGCCTTGCCGCGGGTGACGATATAGTCGACGTCATACATGTCGAAGGCGACGGTGACTTTTAGTTTCCCGACAGGCACACCATAAGTTACAACGTCGTCCAGCGACTCGTCGAGCGCGGTGGTGCCGAACAGGGCGTAGGCGATGGCGGTAAGTATTGTCGTTTTGCCATTTTCGTTTGCGGCTCGGATCGCGTTAATACCAGGTCCGAACGTGACAGTACGGTCGGCGTGCTTACGAAAATTTTCCAGGTGTACGGAGTTAAGCATGGAGGGCTTTCAGTTGTTGGATTTCGTCCAGCAGGGCGAGGATCACTTCCGGCGGTGTGGCCATAATGAGCGCCGCGTCTGGTCCGTTAAACTCGCCCCGGCTGATCGGGTGGAAGCCTGTTCGAGTCACGTCGTCGTGATCGGTGACTTCCCAGCCGAGGCACCAGTCGTCACTGCCGGCGGCGACATCAATCGGGTCCGCGCCCTTCTCGATAGCGTCGCTGTTGCCTATGCAGCGAGGGTACAGAAGCCGAGGGCCGGGCGCCGCGCTGGCACACAGCCGGCGCAGCCGTTCTTTGTCTTGGTCATTGAGCATTTTCAGTCTCCGGATTCAGCAGTTTGAGAATTTTGGCGCCTTCTTCCGGCGTCAGGATTTCCAGCAGCGCTTCCTGCACATTGAAGGCGGAGACAGCTTCCTGTGTCAGCACGAGGTCGTCCTGGTCGTTCACGCCCTGCACCTTCACGGCGTTGGTGATGACCAAGGCTTTGGCCTGCTGGCGGAAGCGGGCAATGGCCTGCACAACTTGGGCACCTTCCTCGGCCGTGGCAGTGCCGGTCACTCTTATGAAGCGTCCGCGGTCCTGCAGGTCGCGCCAGTCCTGTTCGGAATATTCATCGTCCTCGTTCCAACTGACCGGAAAGACCTCGCCAACGCCTGGCAGGATCTGCAAGTAGGTCTTGCTGCTGTTGCCTAGGCAGTCGCTGATCGACGAAGGCGTCTGGTTGCCCACGATAATCACCTTGCCACCCAACTCGGTGCGGGCCTGGTGTTCGTGGCCGAACACGATCCGCTTCGCCAAGCAAGCCTCGGCCTGCGCCTTGGACATGTTCAACGAATGGTCCGACTCAACGGCGAATTCATTGTCATAATTACAATGAACGAACAGATAGTCGCACGCTGGCACCCTTGCCAATTCGACATCGAAAAGTGATTGATTTGCGACATGCGGGATGACGTACTGGCCGGCGCCGATGTCCGTGCCGGTCTCGATGTGGAAGACCAGGTCCGGGCCGTGCACTTCGCGCAGCAGCTTCATCAGCAGCTGGAATGACGACAGGATGGTGCTGTTCTTCGACAGGTCGTGGTTGCCGTTACTCCCCAGCAGACGCTTGCCGGTCCGCGTCAGCCAGTCGGACAAAGTCTGGAATGTGCGCAGCAGGTCTGCTGTCGGGATGTTGGCGGTGTCGAATAAGTCGCCGTTGAGCAGCAGGTCAGTCTCGATTCCGTACAAGACGTCTTCGAAATGGTGCAGCAGATCCAGCCGAAGTTGGTAGGCGGTGGCCGGCGTGGTGCCGGCACTTCGGATGGCGCCGAGGTGCCAGTCGTTCAATACGGTGAGGGCGCTCATGCCGCCTCCTTCGTCAAGCCCATAAACTCCAGCAACGCGGTTTCAATCGCCACCGGCGCAAACGGCCGCAAGTCCCACGACCCTCCAGTCGAGCGATCGTTGAACACCGAGAACGGCACCAGCCGCCACAAGCCGGTCGTGGTGTGCAGGATAGCGACGATCGCCTCGCTGCCGGCCAGCACGCGCTTCTGTACCCGGGCCACCTTATCGGCGGAGTAGGATGCAAACGGCAGACGAAATTCGTGTTTCAATTCTTTCACCTCTACCAGGAAGTTACGAGAGAGGTAGAGGCCGTCTGGCATCGTACGCACCCGGCTGTAAGCGGCGAAGTCCCCAGCTTGGGGTGTGAACCGGCCGCCGGCGGCGTGCGCATCTGGCACGCGCCCGGCCGTAAACCAGATCCGGGTCGCTTCGGCGCGCTTCAGGATTTCACTGACTTTCTTCTCGGCGGTTTTGCCACGATTTGCGGCGGTTTTGATTGGCATGATGTTCCTTGAAATAAGGCGTCAAACGGCGACGCACGGGTTAGCTCAACTTGAGCCGCTTTCTCAGCGGCTCTGAAAAATTCCTGATCGTCTAACACTTCGACTTCGGCTTTCTTGTCTGCTGCGCGTCGTTGTGCTGGGGTGGGGCGAGGTGGTCCGAAGATCTGACTGCCTCTCGGCCCAGGCTCTTTGGTGACGCCAGACTGGCGTATGCCGAGAAACGGTGCGACCACGGTCCGGCTCCGCTGCCTTTCGTACTTCCAGATCCGGCAGTCCGCCGCCCTTGGGTCGACCATGACACAGGTTGGCCTTCCCTCGTGAAGCGGGTGTGTGCAAGCATCTTCGTCGCGGAACCGGCACGGCATTATGTGTTCGCGTGGAAGGCGGCGATCGAGACAGGCACGATCGGCTCGATCAGCACGGCCATGGCCTGAGCATAAACCTGGATCTCGTACTGGGCGTGCGAGTGGTCGCGCAACCGCAGGAACCCAAGCAGGTTGTGCAGGTCGATCGTGGCGAACATCTTGCTATAGGTGTTCACCGGCAGCACGCCGCGCGCCAACTCCCTTGGGCAGCCGTGCTTCAGCAGTTCGTGATAATTGTGGAATGAGTCCTGACAGGAATTTTCGATGACCCTGGCGCAGTGGGCGGCATCGGCAAGCTGTTCGTCGGTGCGCTGTTGCTTGTTGTTCACCGACTGTGTCGTGATCTTGTCGACTTCCGGCACGTAAAACTCTTCCGGCAGTTCCGCGTAGCGCGCCGAGATCTCGTTGAAAGACCAGGTGCGGTGACGGTGCCACTGCCGGAAGACGAAGATCGGTGCCTTGACTTCGAAGGTGAACGTGACCGACTCGAACGGCGACGTGTGCTTGTTCTTCATCAGGTAGTTGATCAGCTTGGCATCCTTGCCGTCGTCTTCGCCAGCACGCCAGTCCGCGTCGTAGGAAACCCGGGCGCTGCGCACCACCGACAGGTCGTTGCCCATGTGATCGACCAGTCGGACGTAGCCGTGGTTTAGGAGTTTAATTTCTTGGGTCATTTTGCTTCCTTCGGTACTTCAACAATTTCAAACGTCACGGTCACGCCGGACACTTCGCCCAACTTGGCCAGGTGCCGGCCGCCGTCGGCGCTCAGCAGCGGGCCAAGCATGCAGCCGGTCTTCTCGCGGACCCACAGGTGCAGCGCCGCGCGCAAGTCCTCGGTGTCCAGGGTGATGATTTTTCGTACGTCCATTCTCATTCTCCAGTTAAATCGTCAGTTGGTCTTCGGTCACGCCTCTTGGGAGGCTTCGCCGGGCGCCGGGCCTTGCCCTCAAAGCCGACCGCAGAAGACGCACTCTCCTGCGGTCGCTTGGTCAGGTGCCAATCGTTGCAGACTGAGCACTGGTACACATAAAGACGTGTACCCGGCCGTTTGCGCATCTCCAACGCACCGGCGGCACGCGCTATCGTCTTGCTCCTGTGCCGAAGTTTCTGCGCACAAGCGATCTCGGCGCGGCTCAGTTCCATGGTCTCTCCCGTTAAAGCATCAAGTCTTCCGGCGCTGCCGGAGGGCGTTCTTCCACGTCCACACTGTAGATGTGGCGCCTGGCCAGCGCCAGTTGCCGCTCGGCGTAGTCGATCGCCAGCAGCAGTTCGTGGCCGTTGTAGCAGTCGTGCTGCAGCCTGGCCACAGCGAATTCCACATGCCGAATGGCGACGCTGATTTCAGGCAGGTGCGGAGGCCTGGTTGCTGTCTCGTCTTCGTCGTACGTCCAAAGAACGTAGACCCAGACGGCGGCAACGATGGCGCAAGCGGTCCAGATCATGACATGTCTTCCTCGATACGCCAGCCCACGAAGCGGGCCTGTCTTGGGGCGTCCTTCACGCCGGTGTCCAGCGAACGGTATTTCAGCGCCCGGCCCGGGTATGCCGAACGATTCACCCAAGCCTCGATACGTTCGTCGTGCTTCAGGGTGCCGGCCGGCACCCGGATACGGTCGCCGGATTCGACGTCGGTGCAGATGAAGCCGCCGGCCATGCCCTTGGCGACCTTGTTCCCCTTGTGAGTGGAGCGCTCGGTCTGGCCCAGCTCGTTCTTCTTCGCCTCGTTCTGGTTCTCGTCCGCCTCGTAGACCTCGATTACGATGGCGTCCTTGTCCGAGGCAGGCTTGAAACGCCAGAAGGAGTTCAACTTGGCCGTGGCGCGGCCGGACTTGTGCATCTCCTTGGGGTCGCGGAAGATGGCGCCTTCGTACCCAAGCGTCAGGGATTTGTCGATGAACGCCTGGGCCTCTTCAACATTGTGTACCCACTCGAAAGGCAGCAGATGTACGCCTGCCGGCTTGCTGGCTTCGAGGTAGGCATACAGCGCCGTGTAGCGTTTGAAGTAGTGCATGTCCACCACATGTGGCGCCAGCCAGTCGAACAAGTTCCACGCCACGTTCGCTTCGCCGGCGATCCGGCCCATCAAGCCCGTCGTCAGGCTGCACAGGTCATGCCCTGTCAGCCGGCCGTCGATCGTGAATTCTCCGTCCATGCCGGCATACACGTCCGAGGCGTACGCCGCGGTGACGGCCTTGTTCTTGAAGGCCTTGAGCGAGCGGCCGGTCAAGCCGCCGGTGAAGTGGTTGCCGCGCACGCCGTCGACCTTGTGGAAGGCCATCAAAGGGAAGCGCGCTTTGCCTGGCTCGTAGTCGACGGCCAGCTGGGAGGAGAGTGTAGGTTTGGTCATGATCTCTTTCAATTCATCGTCACGCCGGCGTCCACCTCGGACACGGCAATAATTTCGTTCATCAGGCCCTCGATCTCGTCCTCGTCGGTCTCGATGCCTTCGTTCTCCGGGTCCGACATCACGTCGAGGATGGCGAATTCGTACGCCAGCAGCTGGTGCAGCATCTGCCGCTTGGGCTCGCTGTACGCCTTGGAGTCGAGCACTTGGCAGATCTCGCAGGCGTCTTCTTTTCGGTGGTTCATACGCCCTCCCAGGTGTTGCGCGCGGTGTCACTGCGGGCGATGAAGACCTTGCGGAAGCCGGCAGCCTTAATCTGCTCTCGCAGGGGCCCCGGCCATTTGCCGCGCTCCTGCCAGTCGTCCACCATCAGGACCGTTTTCGAGCGGTCTTTCAGGTGGGCGTCGAGGTAAGCCGGTAAGCCGGTGAGCGGAGCAAGCCCAGCACTCCTGCAGGGTCGATAGGCCCAAGCACCTCGACACCACGCTTCTCGTATATCGCTTTCAGCGCGTCCAGGTGCCGAGTCTTGCCGCAGGCCGCAGGGCCGTCAATGTAGTGGATGGTCATAGTCTCTTTCAGAGGGTTGGGAGGAGGCGAACAAAGATGTGCCAGACGAAGCTGCCGTCGATCAGCGTCTTCTGGAAGATCGAGCCGCGCAGGTCGTGGTAGCAGGTCTGGCCGGTGCCTATGGTGATCACCTCGTAATTCTGCATCGGCTGGTCCGGCTCGACCAGCGCCCACAACTGCGGGTAGCCGTCCTGGATCTGGATGTCGAGGATGCGCGCGGGGGCCGGCAGTGTGAGCACCTGCAGGCCAGTCAGGTGAATCGGGTATTTGTAGACGGTGCTGTTCATGCTGCTTCCTTCAGGACGAGTTTTGCTGCTGGGTTTTTACGTTCGTCGGCCTCCCGGTTCATCTTCTCCAAGACGGCCTGCACCTGCTCCGGGGTGAACCCAAGAGGGAGCTTCAGCTGGTGCCCGAAGTCCAGGCCGAGAGTGGTTTCCGAGATGAACGGTACGATCATGTTGCCGTAAGGCGCTTGTAAGAACTTGACCATCTCCGTTGCCACTTCATAGGCGTGTTCCTGGGGCGCGTCAACAATAAGTTCATCATGGAGGCTGCCGATGATATGCACATCACAGCGGTGCATGACCTCGCTGAACGCACACTTCCCAAGGGCGATCTTGATGGCTTCCGCGCCGGAAGACTGGATGCAGAAGTTACTCAGCTGGCGTTCGGCCCGGTTGATCTCCCACTTGTCGCCACCCTGCAGCACTTCCCTCATGTGGCGCCGGCCGCCCATCATCGTCAAGCTGTAACCGTGTCGGCGGGCGAACGCCACTACTTCGTCCTTCCAAATGTCGACGCCGGGGAACTGTGCCTTCTTCGCATCCAGGAACAGTTGCGCCTCCTCTTCCGAAATCATCAACCGCTCGGACAAAGACTTGGCCATGCTTCCATAAATTTCCCCGAACGTCACCGCCTTCGACTTGGAGCGCAGGGCGTCCACCTTCTCAGCCAATTCTTCGTCCAGACCCTTCAACGCAGCATAGAATTCTTCGTACGACCACTCCCGATCCCAGAAGTACTTCGTTGCCGCCGCAGCCACCATCGAGTGGATGTCCCGCAGGTTCTCGCCGATATAGCAGGACAGCATGTTCGGGTCCCGGCTAAAGTCCGCCGCCAAGCGCAACTCCTGGCCGGAGCAGTCCGACGAGATGATGACCCGGCCCCGCTTACGCGCCACAATGCACTCCCGGAAGCGCAAGCCTTCACCCTTGGCAGGCCACTGGGTGTAGTTCGGGTCGCTGGCGCTGTTCCTGCGCGTGACCGTCGCGCACTGGTTCGTCGACGGGTGCAACAAGCCATCACGCCAGTGGGGGAAGTTTCGGTACGGCTTGTAGTACAGCTTCGACCGGGTGCCGCACTGCTTCATGACCTGGATCGCCTTGAGCACGGACAGGTCGGTGAACTCGCTGTCATAGTGCAGCGCCGTTTGCAGCGCCAGGTCATCCGTCTTCGCGGTGCCCTGAGTCTCACCTTTGGCGCGCTGGGCGTCCGTCACCTTATTGGTCAAGCGGACCGGCAGGCCCAAGGTCTCGTACAGCAGGCGCTTCATCTGCACCGGGCTGTCGGCGTTGAACTCCGGCTCGCCCTTGAACCGGCCCAGCACGTAGGCGTTAAACGCCTGGACCGCTTCCGGCGTTTTCTCCTTGTCGACCCGCGACAGCAGTTCGGCAAAGATCGGCTCGCCGTCTTCGCGGGCGAAGATCGCCAACTTGGAGACCGTGCGCATCATCGTCTCCAGCTTGCGGCCGGCGACGATTTCGAACGCTTCCTTCACCTGCGCCGCCGTGATGTCCACCGTGTAAACGGGAGGCACGGTGCCGGCCCAGCCCTTGTCGATCAGGAAGGAGCGTAGCACCGGCCACGACTTGGCTACCGACGCATTGTCCTCCCGCTCGCAGGACATCATGCGCTCCATCGAGAACGGGATGCCGGAGACGAACGCCATGGCGTTGGCATACGCCGCCTGGATCTCGACCTTCAGGTAGGTCTCGTACGTGTGCTCCAGCTGCATGAACAGCTTGTAGAAATTGTGCAAGGCGATCGTGCAAATCGGATCGTCAGCGCCGTAACCGAAGACGTGCGCAGCCGGCAACTCATGCATCTTGTACTGGCGCGTTTCGGTATCGACCACTGGCACCATTTCCGGCGCCGTGTCGGACGGGTCGTACTCTTCGCTGGAATCGATCTCGTCCTGATCGGCATAAATATAGTGCAGGCGCTTGCCGGTTTTCAGGTCGACGACGGCGGTCATCGTGCGGCCGGAAGGCACCAGCACCAGTTCTTCCTTCATGATCTCGCCACCCTGCTGCAGCACTTGGGCGCCGTCTTCGTCCAGCATCGGAACTCCGCTGTCGTCCAGCAGAGGCACCAATTCGAACTTCCCGGTGCCGACCATTTGCTTTTTGTACTGCGTCGACACCAGCCGGCCCCCCTTGAACAATTCGGAAGGGGTGCCGGTCAAGCGCGTCGTTTCCTCGTACGTCTGCTGCTTATAATTCAAGATCTTCAGGGAGCGCTGCTTCAGCCCAAGTGGGCTGTTCTCGTCCTGGTACGAAGCTTCCAGTTTGGTATCGAGCACATTGGGCAGGTAGCCGTAGAAGCCGTTGTCCAGCTGCTTGTCGCCCCATGCCTGGTACAGCACGGGGAGCTCGAAGTTCGTGTTCTGGATCACCAGGTGTTTGTCCTGTGGGATCCAGGCGATGAACTGGCGCAGGTCTTCCGACGCGATGTTGTCGGTGTCTGCATGGTTGACGGAAAAGTACAGCGTGTATTGGTTGTTCGGACCGAAGGTCAGCCCAAGTCCGCACAGGGTGGAGCCGAACACGTCGACGCCATCGATGTTGCCTTTGCGTTCAAGCCATTCGGAAGACTCCTCGCTCGTCGTGGTTTCGATATCCAGCGCCACATCCCGCGACGCCAGAATCAAGGGCTTGGCCCATTCGATCGCCGCGGCGAACGAGCCGGCTGACACCAGCCGCGCGCGGCCGTAATACTTCTTCATCAGTGGATCTGACGCAGCACTCAGCGGCGTTACCATGCCCGCTTCCCACGTCAACGGGTAGGCCATCGTGTTGACCCACTCGGGGCGCAGCTTGGCCAGGTCGAAGCAGCGGATCACGTCCGGCCCCTGGTCGACGATCATCGCCACCAGCGGGTGCTTGCCGGAGGCGGCCATCTCGGCCAGCGGCGACAAGTCGGACATCGACAGCAGGTTGTGCAGCTCCTGCAGGCCGTCGTAGCCATACTGGTCGCAGAACTTCAGGAACGTTTTAGGGCCGAAGCCGACACAGCCCTTGATGTTGTCGGACGAATCGCCGACCAGCGCCTTGTAGGTGGTGATCAGGTGGTAGTCGAAAATGCCGTACTTGTTGTGCGCCTCCAGGTCGTTGACCCAGACGGTGGTCGTGGCGCCATACCCGTTGACGCCGTTGAGCGCCGACAAGTCGTTGTCGAAGGTGGCGATGATCAGATCGTCCTCGGTGTTCTCGGCCAGCCAGGCCAGCGTGTCGTCACCCTCGGCATAGTCCTGCGTCAGCACCTGGGCGCCGAGGCTGAGCCAGAGCGCCTTGACCTTGTCGCGCAGCGTCAGGAATTCAACGTAGGCATCTTCCGGATGCTCGCGGCCCTGCTTGTAATTCTTGTCGATCATCAGACGCTTGGACTTGGAATTCTTACCCTCGAAAACCAGGATCATGTCGATCGGGTTCAGGCGGTACTTGGTCAGCAACTCGGCCATGCGCGGCACGACGTTGTCGTAGCCGTGGTGCCAGGAGTTGATCCAGCAAGGCTTCTCCTTGTGGATGGCTTGGTGCCCGTTCTCTACGTCCTTGCCGTACAGCAGGGCGTTCCATAAAAATGCTGACATATCGTAGCCAATGCGGGTTCGTTTCATCGTATCCCTTTCAGTTTGTCTTTCTTCTCCTGCGCTGAAGCGCAAGGTGTGCACAGCATCCGGTGGTCGGCGATCCGCACCGCCGGCAACTCGTCGTAGCACTCCACGCAGTTGATGCCGTTGAAGTCGCCGTCGGCCAAGGCGATGGCGGTGCGCCGGATGCGCAGCGCTTCGGCATGGCGCCGGCGCAGCACCGCCTGCTCGTCCGCCAAGTCAGTCTCGGCGCTGGCGTTGTCGATCGGGTCAGCGGAGCGCTCCATCAATTGCCCACCGCGTACATGACTTCTTCGATCTCGGCGTGCAGCTGCTCGATGTCGCCGCGGTTGTCGATGATCAGATCCTGATCCTCGATCATCAGCTTGGCCTCGCTGACATGAGACGCGGCCAGCCCTAAGTCTGCTTGGCGACCCAGGATGTGCACCACCGAGCCGCCCATACGGTTAATCATTTCCGCCTCGTTCACAAACCGCACATCCGACAGCACGATGCGGGAGCCGCGGGAGGACAGCACGTTGTCGATCGACGCGATGCGCTTCTCTACCAGCTTGATCCACAGGTCCGGGTCTAGCTCGCGGCCCCACTCCGTCCCAAGTGACTGGGCGGCTTGGCGCCAGCTGAAGTCGAAGCCTGGAATGGCTAACTCCTTCAGCGCGCGGTCCTGCGGCTCCGGCATGCCGCCGGCGGCCAGCATCGCCTTGAGCGGGCCGGCGAAGGACAGCTTCTGGAAGCTGTGCTTCTCGACCAGGTAATCGGCGACGGTGTCCTTGCCGGCGCCGGCCGGCCCGGCCAGGCCGATCAGAATGGATTTAGGGTTCATGCATTGCTCCTGTGAAGCCAGTTGAAGAATCTGCGGAAGAGGTACGACCGCACCAGCGAGACGACCGTGAAGAAGCAGGTCAGCCCAAGGTTCGCCGCCGGCGAGGTGTTGAGGTGGAACAGAGACGCCACGACGAACTGCTGCAGCACCGCCGAAATCAAGAACGCCACCCCGGTCGACACGACCACCTCGGTCATTGATTGCGTTTTAGACTGCATGGGACCTCCGTCTCGTAAAGTTGGCGCACCGTGTTCAGCACGGCATCGTGTTTTTGTATCGTCATCGTGAAGGGGTAGCGCGGCGACGAGAAGATCGCCCGCCGGAACTTGGACAGCGACATCACCGTCGGCACCAGCAAGGACTCCAGCGCGATCAGCTTGGCCCGGTCCGCCATGCTCGATTCCATGACGCTGATCGCGTCCCACAGGATCCGCTCACGCTCCTTGTCCAGCTGCGTGGTCACGGGCGCCCGGCGCACCTGCGGCAGCAAGTCCGGGCAGGGCGTGTTGTTGGTGAGGAAGCGCATGGCCTGCAGCGCGACGTCGAGGCCTTCGAAGTTGGCCTTGAAGCGCTCCTTGTGCACGTAAATCAGCGAGCGCACATGGGCAATCTGATCGTGCTGGCAGGCGTAGCTGGTCGGGCCGCGTGGCATCTCCGCCAAGTCGTACATCTGGCCGCGCCCGTCGTACTGCCAGGGCGACTCGATGATCGGCCGGCCGGCGCGCACGCCGAACTCCTGGCCGTTGGCCAGTTCGACGAAGTAGTCGTCGTCGGTGCGTACGAAGTGACGCACCGGCAGCGAGATGTAGGCGGTGTGGGCCACTTCCATCGACAGCTGCAAGCCGGTCGTCAGTTCCAGCTGCATGTCGTCCGAGCCGGGCGGCATGGCAAAGCGCAGCATGCGCTGGCCTTGGCGCCACAGCCGGAACTGGCAGGTGTTGAGGATATAGCCCTTGCGCAGCTGGGTGCCCGGCGTGTGCCACAAGTCGTACAGCGTCTTGTGCCAGAAGGCGGCCAGCTTGACCGGGTCCACGCTCAAGGGGGCGTCCAGGAAGTCCTGCACCTCGGCGCCGGCCAGCTGCGCGCCCACCTGCAAGCCGGGGACAGTCCACGGCAAGTCGGTGTGCACGATGCGGCCCGGCGCCACCTCTTCGGAGTCGAGGTCGGCCAAGGCGATGCCGTTGGCGATCGCCCGGGCCAGCGAGCGCACTTGGGATTGTGCGATGGCCATGGTTACAGCGGCGCTTTCATCAGCAGCCGATGGGCTTCGATGCGGCCTGACAGCATGTCGCTGATACGTGGTTCAGGCTTCCAGTAGTGAGGGCCTTTCTGCAGCTTGTCCTGATCGTCGTAGATCGGCAAGCCGTCGGCGCCCATCTTGCTGAAGTTCGACTCCATGATGATCTGCAAGGTGGCTTCCAGCGGCAGGCCCCACTTGGCCATCTCGCTGGCGCAGTAGACCTGCAGATCGCCCAACAGGTCGGCGATGTCAGTCAGCAGTTCGAGCTGGCCTTCAGGGCTCAGGCTCTTGCTTTCCCACTTGGCCAGGATGTCGTCGATCTCGTTCAGCTCCTTGCCCAGGATCGACTTGAAGTCGATCAGGCGCTTGGCGGAGATCAAGCGCGGCGCCGGGGCGATTGGCATCTTGTACATGGCGTTGAAGGTGGTGATGTTTTGGGCGAAGGAGGTCATAGGTGCTTTCGGGAAGATTGCAAGGTAGCGTTGGAGGTCCTGCATCATTTGGGTTTTGCCGATGTTCATGGCAGTTCCTTATACGCAGGGGAAGGTGTGCTTTACGGAGAGCGTGTCGACCAGGACAGGCCTGGGCTCTTGCTCCAGGGCGACCATCAGCGCGTCCAGTTCTGGCTGCGTGATGTAGCGGCGCACGGTCAGCTCGACCATATCAGCGGACGCCACTTTCAGGTTCAGGTGAGTCACGCCAGCGCCCGGAGAAATCCCGAACGCCGCCAGCAGCTTAGCCGTGTCTACTGCATAGCTGGCAACGTGCATCACGTCGCGCAGATCTTTAATCGGGGTCATTTCAGTGCCAGCGCTTTCTCCACGCTCTCGCGCAGGTTGGGTTCCAAGTCCTTCAGGGTCAACAGCCAGGTCAGGTAGCCGGACGGGATGTCGACCAGCAGCTTGTCCTTGTGGATGCCCCAAGGCTGAACGTGCACCACGCGCTTCTTCGGCGTGGCTAGTTGGTCCAGCGTCTGGCCGGTGATCTCCATCAGCTTGATCAGCAGCAGGCGCGTGGTGTGGCAATCGGCCAAGGCCTTGTGCGCCACGTCCGGCACGAAGCCGAAGTGCTCGGCCAAGTCGGCCAGCTTGTGGCTCTTGGTGCCACGGATGCACTGGCGTGCTTCGACCAGCGTGCAGATGGTGCGGTCGATGCCGCCGATCGGCTGCAGCAGGCTCAGGTCAAAGCTGACGTTATGACAGATCATGGTGATGCTGCCCGACAAGCCGCCGGCCAAGTCCCGGTCGATGAATTCCGCCATCGTCGGCTCGCAGCGCACCATGGCGTCGGAGATGCCGTGAATCGCTTGGGCGCCTGGCTCGATCGGATGCAGCGGGTCAATCAGCGACTCGATCTCCCACATCACGTCCAACGTGATCGGGTCGATCTCGATCAGCCCTACCTGGCAGGCATGCTTGTTCGGCGGCAGGCCGGTCGTCTCGGTGTCGCCGATGATGTAGCGTTTTATCTGTTCGTCCATACGTTCTCGCTATAAAAAAGCGACCCGAAGGTCGCTTTGGTGGTGAAGCGTTGGAGGCTTACTTGACGTAGTCCGTCTCAGGGTTGTACGTCTTGAACTCGGCGTCGGTCCAGTTCTTCGACTTCTTGGACTTCGGCACAGCTTCGAGGCGAACGATACGGGCCTGCTCCGGGGTGATCAAACCCCGCGAAGTTTTGAACATCGACGTGGCCTGGTAGGCCATGAAGTTGCCGACCGAGCCGGGCGCCAGATCGATCATCACGACTTCGTTTTCCAGTTCGGACATCAGGTTGCCCTTCTTGTCCTTGCCTGGGTAGACCAGCGCGCCGACCACGATCAGACGTTTCACGATCTTGGCGTTTTCGTAGCCGTTGCTTTTGGCCAGCTGCACAAAGTCGGCCAGAGGCTCGCCGGACTCGCGTTCGGTTTTGCCATCGTCCGAGAATTTCAGGTACGGCAGCGACTTTTCATCGTTGCTGTCGCCGCCTGGCGAGCAGACCCACTGGTCTTGGTAGGACAGGATTTCCAGGCCGACGTGGGTGCCCAGCGTCTCCATGCCGTCCTTCAGCACCACGTTGCCACTGGTGACCATGATCGACTTGAGCGAGCCGTAAGTGACCGGGATCAGATCTTTCAGGCCTTCCAGAGGATTCGTCATGACCGGCTTGGCCACCGCCAGCGCCGAAGGCTTGACCACAGCAGGGGCCGTGGTGGCCGCAGCTGCAACAGCAGCTGCCTGTTTTGCAGCGGCTGCGGCAACGCGATCTGCCGCAGAAACAGTCTGGGTAGCTGTGTCGGTACCGACTGCTTCTTCCATGTCGTCGCCAGCGTCGAATTCAGGTGCTTTGTTTACGAGTGCCATTTGTGTTTCCTTTAACGTTAATGTTGACCGGTCTTTCCGGGTAGCACCTCTTTACCAGAGGAAATTCTACGATATCAAACTTCTGCACGGCTGTCTAGCGATTCTTGAACGGATCCACGCCGTATTTCGCCAGTTCCTCGTTGTTCAGCGTGAACACCTTGGGCACCAGCAGGGTCTGGCCGGTACCCTCTTTGACGAAGGCCGGCGAGTCCTTCAGCGACAGCATGAAGGCCTGCGGCGACGTGAACAGCGCCGGGCTGCCGATGCTGCGGCAGTACGAGCGGTACTTGGCATATGCCGGGCGCACAGCGATCTCGATGCACTCCTGGACACCGTGCTGCACGAAGGCGTATTCGGTACCTAAGTTGATCGCGTCGGCGTGGTCGTTGTGCACGTGGTGGCTCATCTGCGCCAGTTCGGCCAGCACCTTGATGTGCTCCGGCGTGGTGGCTGCGTTCAGGTCCGACAGGCGGGAGTAGATGCCGTCTTCCAGCGTCGCCATCAACGGGTCCAGGCTTTCGTCGTCGACGATCTCATTGACCAGCGCGCGGAACTGCTGGAAGCCGTACTTGGCCACCGTGTGGTTGAACACCGAGCGCTCCTTGGCGTTCTGCTTGTTCATGCGCTCCGTGTCCGTCAGCGTGGTGTTGGTCAAGTCCTTCTCGGTCAGCATGTAGGTATTCTGCGCCACCTCATACAGGGCGTCGAACTCTGCGCGGAAACCGTCGAAGGTCAAGGTGCGCACGATCTTGGCGGCCATGTGCTGCCCAAGGATGCCAAGCAAGTGGCGGTGCTGGCGCACCTGCTGGAACTTGGCCAGGTTCTTCAGCCCGATGATCGCCGGCGGACGGGTGAAGGTGGCCAAGACGACGCGCTCCATCACCGCCGCCTCGTCCTCGGCCGCTTCCGCGATAAACACCAGCGGCGCGGCCATCTCGACTTGCTGCAGCGTGCGGAAGTCGTCCGACTCCCGGGTACCGCCGCCGCGTGAAATCTGGCGCTGGTTGTAGGCGTCCCGGAACATCTGCTTCATCCGGTTGTGCAGCTCGGCCTTCATCTCCGCCGGCTTGTATTCGTCGACGATCAGGGGAATCGACGCCGACGCAGCCAAGTGCTGGTTTAAGGCGAAGATGGTCGACGACGGCGACATCGTGTGCACCTCCTGCTTGTAGAAGAAGAAGGAGCCAAGTAGTTCGTTCGTCTCCGTGTTGTGGGTGACCGTGAAGTCGCCCAACAGGAACAGGTGATCGCCGTCGATCGTGAAGCCGTAGTAATCGTCTGCCGGCATCTCTTCAATCTCGATCTCGACCAGCCGAGGGGTCAAGTCCTTCTCCAAAATCCCAGGGACCTGCCACCCCAGGTAGATATTGTCCTCTGGCCCGTCAATGTCGAGGAAATCTTCGACGTTGGTGTTCAACACCTCACCAGTGCGGTAATGCCGCAGGCTCAAGATGTGCGCAGCATTCACGGTGTAGGTTTCCAGCGGCTTGCCTTCAAACCACTGGGAGACGCGGAACATGCGGTCAAAGCCCTGGGTCGTAGACAGTACCGTGCGCACACCTCCGTCGGGCGCCATAAGCAGGTCCCCAGTCCGAATGTCTTCGACGTTGCAGGTTTGGCCGCAGGCCAGCAACACCGGGGTGCCCCTGCCCAAGCATTTCCCCACCCCCGCTGCGCCGTTCACGTGCAGCAGCGGGAACTTGGAATAGGTGTGGTTGAAGATCTGCTTCCAGAAGCAGGACACGTACCAGCCGATCAGCTTGCCCATCAAGTCCGCCTTCTGGCACGACATCAGGTTCTCGAGCGTCAGGCGCATCAGCTCCTTGTTGCCAGGTTCCTTGAGCCAGGACGGCAGCGACGGCGCCAGGGACAGGTCGGTGCGCATCACGCCGCGCTGGTCGGGGTGCCCCAGGAACTTCATCTTCATACCGCGCTCGGCCAGTTCTTCCGACGTCCACACTTCGGACGCCTCGGCCCACACCACGAAGGGGGAGCGGAAGAATTCGTCCGGGTGATCCGGCACGCTGAGCACGTCCAGGCCTTCTCGTTTTACCACGTACATTTGACTGCCTCTTTTCTTTGCCGCCTCGACGAAGCGCATCATCGCCACGCGCACGTCTTGGTCATTGCCCACGAAGGTGTGGCCATATTTTTGTGCGAACCGGTTGAACGGATTGAGCGCGCTGAAGATCTCGGTCTCCAACACCTGGCGCCCGACCGAACGCCCGTTGACCAGCACGGTCGACGAGTAGCCGATGATGGTCGAACTCTCCGACGACAGCAGCAGGTCCGAGGTGTCGAACGACACCGCGCAGACCCGCTTGCTGATCCCCTCGACCCACTTGTACACGCCGTACTTGGACAGCGTGATGCCGCGCGCCACGTCGCCATACTCGTCTTCCTCTCCGGCCGAGGTGTCCGCCGCAGCGATCACCTCTTTCAGCTCCTCCGCCGAGATCGGCACGCCGTCCAGGTCGGGCGCCGGGTGGGCCAGCAGCGACTTGATGGCGCCGATCGAGAACTCGTAGCAGGCGTTGCCGTCCATGTAGCGGTGCATCCGGCGCAGTTCGTCCTCGCGCTTCTTCGGTGTGCTGTAACGCTCGCCGTCGCCGCGGTGGTTGGCGATCAAGCCGGCGCACTCGGTGATGAACTGCTCCATCGACAGGCCCGCCGTGCAGGCGGCTTGGGCAAGTTGCATGCCGATCGGGTGGAAGCCGGCGCCATCCTTCAGGCCAAAGCCGGCCATCGCCGCCTGGATCGACTCGGAGTGCGCCCGCTTGGCCGCTTCCGGGTCAGGCTTGAAGCGCTTGCGCTTGAGCGTGATGTCTTCGACCTTCTGCTTGCCCGTCTCGTAGATCATGGCCAGCTCGGGCGAGTAGGCGGCGTTGACCACTTCGACCACCCGGCGTGGCGAAGAGGTCAGTTCGCGGCACATCTCCGGCGTCATGGCGCGCATCTCCGAAACACGGATAGGCACCTTGTAGCGGCCGTTGTCCCGGCGCACATTCGCCACGCGCCACATGCGGCCCTTCAGCCCCGAGTAGATACGCAAGTCCAAGGTGTCGACCGCCATCTCGTAGGCCATCTCACGGTAGATGTAAGGCAGGCCCAGCACACCCTTGGGCGGGATCTTGTCCATCAGCATCGACTGCGGGATCTCCAAGTGGTAACCCCGCCCGCCCGTGGCGAACAGCTTGCACATCTCCAGGTTGACCCGCAGCGTGACCAGGTGGTCCAGGAACTGGTTCACCTTCTCGATCACCAGCTGCTCGTCGGACGAGTCCCAGTCGAAGTACAGCGGGCCGGCATAGGTCAGCTTGAGCTTGTCTTCGTAGGTGATCTCGTCGTCGATGATGCGCGACACGGCCAGCACGGAGATGAACTCCGGCCGATCCTCGTCTTCGAGCCGCACACGATCCGCCACCGGCGACGGCAGCCAGACGTTCTCGCCACCCTGCTTCTGGTAGTAGTAGAAATTAGGCATGGCGCTTACCCCTGGTAGTCTGGGCAGATTTTCTGGAACTCGCGGACATCCGAGAAGTAGGAGACGCCCGGCACCGGCTTGATGCGGACGTCACCGGCGGCGCGGGAGCGCAGCCGGCAGGTGGTGCGTCGGAAGCTGGGGTCAGAATCGGAATAGCTGCGTGGGGCGTAGCGCACGTCCAGGAAGGCCGGCAGCCAGGCGTAGATCAGGTGGCCGGGGATCTGTGTCGGGCGGTGAGTAATGGTCACCACCTCCCCGGCGGCGTCGGTCAGCGTGATCGACACGCCGGCGAACGTGATCAGCAGGTCGGTCATGGTGTAGGTGCGCAGCACCCTTGGCGTGCCGTCAGGCCCAAGGCTCCAGACCAGCATGCGCTTGGCCCGGTGCACGGTGTGTGTGAGCGGCCGGGCCAGGATGTCCCACGCTGCGATTTTCTTCCCATACAGAGCAGACCACTGGCGGTCAAACTCATTGCGCTCCTCGGATGTCAACTCCGTTGATTCTATTTTCATAACACTAGGTCTTTCAAGGATCGGTGGTCGGGCAACTATTTTACTTCGGAAAAATTAGATTCCTGATGGAATTTTTTGTACCGGTGGCGCGGATCACCTCGTCATCGTTCGACATCAGGTTGGCCAGCAGCGCCTCCTGGATGGTGCCGCGAGCGATAAAGAGGTAGATGTTCGGGTTGAAGCGCTGGCCTTTACGGTCGATACGGCCGGCCGCTTGAAGGAACGCGATCGTCCTTGTAGGAAGCTCCACAAAGATTGTGTTCCAGCACAGCGCTTGAGGATTCAGGCCGGCGCCAGCCGAACCGGGTTGGGCCACCAGACTGACCGTCCTGGGGTCGTCCATGAACGCCGCCACCGACTTGACCGAGTCGGCGCCAGAGTAGGCCGCCATCGAGCGACAGCCGATCTTCTTCAGTCGGGCGTCCATGTGATCCTGCAACGCGGCCGAAGTGCGCTTGTACTGACTCCAGGCAATGACTTTCGAGGCGTCCGGCTGCCCAAGGTTGATCTGGTCGCAGATCTCATCGATCAGCTCGTACACCTTGCCGACGTTCTTCGGATTACCAGAAAAATAGCCCCAGTTGCTGATGATCTGCTGGCTCTGGTGGTACAGCGTCTGCGCGGTGGTGGCGTCGATCTTGGTGCCGTCATCGAGCTCCAGCAGCTGCTCCTGCATCAGCTTGGTATAAAGCGCCATGTGCTCCTTGTCGAGCTCATAGTAGACCGGGATGAAGTTCGCCTTGGGCAGAGCCGCGTGCACTTCTTCCTTAGACCGATAGATCCGGTTGGCATTGAAATTGCTTTGCATCAATTCCCACTCGCGCCAGGCGGTCGGCTTCTCGAAGAAGTCTCGCTCGGCGACGTGAATGTTCTCGAACTGCCGGTACCTCGCATAGGCGCCCGGGTTGTTCAGCTTGATGTAGGCGTACGTGTCGCCCGGCCAGGACACCGGGGTGCCCGACAAGAGGAACAGCGGCTTGCCCTCCGAGATCTGCTTGACGCAATCGAACAGCGAACTCTTGTAATTTTTGCAACATTGCGCCTCATCAACTATTGTCAGCAAGTTGCGCGGCCCAAGTTGGGCGAGCAGATAGTCGAAATCGTTGCGCATCAGACCGTAGCTGGTGATGATCCACTTGGCGCCGCGCAGGTTAAGCTTTCGGCGCTCACTAGGCGTGCCGTCGTAGACGACAACCTGGCCGGCGCCGGGGATGGAATTGATCCACTTTTGCCACTGCGCTTTCAAGATCGGTGGCATCAAAATCAGCGTGACGTCCGGCTCCAGCATCAGGGCGGAATAAGTCGAAATAACCGTTTTGCCATAGCCAATCGGGAGATCGGCCAGCGCGCGGCCCATCGTGGCAAGGCGGTTGATGTCCTCGATCTGCAGGTCTTCTAACTTAGCCGGCACGCCGCCGACGTCCGGGAAGGGTAATCCATGATCCCGAAGGACCGCTTCAAGCGTTCGCATGTCGGATCCTCTTCTCTGCCAGTTTCCGCAGCAGGGGGCCAAGGTCGACGCCCGGTACCTTGGCATGGTTGCGCATCAGGCCTGACAGGAGCCTGTGGAACTCTTCCAGGGTGCCGATCTCGGCCAGGTTGGTGACCACCTCCAGTGCGCCGCGACAGTGGGCCAGCACCAGCGGGTAGACCGGATGCGACGCCGCCTCGAACAGCGCCGGCGGCGTCTGGCGATCGAGCACCAGCCATAGCAGGTTGGACAAGCCGACCTGCCCTTCTTGGCGCCAGTTGGTGCCGAAGCCCTGCCGCCCGCCGGCCGGCCGAGTCCAGACCCAGGCGTCGGGCGACGGGAACCAGTTCGGGTGGATGACGCGAGCGACCGCCGGATCCATCAGAGGTACCCCAACGTCGCTTCGACCAGCTTGTCGCGGGACAGCAGCCCGGACCAGGCCTTGTAGTGCTTGTTCTGGCCAAGTGGCTTGCCCTTCCACACGCCCTCTAGCTGCTGATTGCCGACGGTCAACAGCATAATCTTGGTGTTGAGCGGCGGCTGCTCGGTCTCCAGGTAACGCCAGCGGGGGTTGTGTTCTGAGAAATGCTTCATGCACAAGCCTCCAGGTAGTCGACCAGCGCCTGCAGCGTCTGGCTGGTCAGGTAGAAGTCGTTCTGGAAGGCGTCCACGTCCGGGCCGGCAGCCTCCAGCACCCCAAGGTGCTTCACGCCTGTCAGCGTGACTTCCGAATCCTTCCAGATGAAGGACACCTTGGCGTCCCACGTCATCGCCAGTTCGGCCAGCACGGCGCCGGCCGCAATCGCCAGCTGCACGTCGGCGTCATCCAGGTTGGCCTTGTCGAAGCGGATCGTCTTGCCGGTCTCGCCGGGGCAGTCGAACAGGGCGTAATCGTCGGCCGTCAACAGGTCCGGCATAGGGTGATCTTCGTCGTCGCTGTCCAAGCACAGCCAGGTCGTCACCGCCTCGCGGCCGGGCCACTTGGGCAGCGACTGCAGCTGCACCTCTGACGCGCCGTACAGGGCGCCCATGATCGACGACGCCGCCGACGCCGTGGCCGTGCCGATCAGCAGCCGGCGCCGCGCCTGGTCCAGGAAGACCGGCACCTCGCTATAACTCGGAATGGCGCGGGCCAGCAACTCTTCCTTGGCCTCCTGCTTCAACTCCTTACGGCGCAGGCGCCCCGGCTTGCTGCCGCGCTGTTCTTCGTCCGCCACGATCTTGGCGTTCAGCAACTTCTTGACGGCCGACGCCGGCACCGACTTCTTCTCGATGGCGAACTTCAGCAGTGAGAAGCCGTGGTACTGGAACAGGAACTGGTCTTCGAACGCCGGCACCCAGCCGGAGGACTCTTCCTCGGTGGCGCCGATCGGCTTATACGGCGCCGCTTCCAGGGCCTGCTCGTTCAGCTTGGTGAGGTCGGTTTCCGGCGTGATCGCCAGCACAGTTACGGATTTGGGAAACATGTAAATTCCTGTAGGAAAGAGGTACGTTAGGGTAGATCAAACTCTGCATTTGTGTCAAAGAAATTATTGCCTCCGGTCAAAAGAAAAGGCGCCGATGGCGCCTTTGAACTACTCGTCTTTCTTGTCGGCGCGGCGCCGGCCGGGGTTCTCCCGGACCTCCGCCCGCCGTGTCACATTACGTTGCTCGGCCGCCACACGCTCCTCTCGCAAGGCGCGGTGCACGTCGATCTGTCGCATCAAGGCGTCGTAGTCCAAGTGGCTGGCCGGCAGTGGCACGCACTGGATGATGTGGCCGCCGCGCAGGGCGATCATCATGGCGAACAGCCCGACGTCGACCGGGTCACCCTTGCCAGTGTGGATCCTCAAGTCGCAGCTGAGTTCTCCGATCGTCACCTGTTGCGGATCGTCCCAGCCGGAACGGCCGTTGGCCCGAGACTTGGCCATCTTCTCCTTCATCATCGCGGCGAAACGGTCTATTGCCAGATCGTCCGGATGGGTTCCCAGAATGGTGTGGTCCGGCTTGGCGCCGGACTCGTTGTCGTCTCGCATGGTCATCCTCGTTTGAACAGTTTCAGGTCGTCTCGTGCCCACCACTGTTCGAACATTCTACGCTCCTCTTCCACATCCATTTCTTGCCTCCGTTAAATTTTGACTTAAAGCAATTTTGATGCCAGAATTCAAGGTATCTTTCACTAGGAGTACATATCATGGGTTATAGCCCCGAACTGCGCAATGCAAAAATGGATGCAATCACGACGGTGGTGGGCAATACCGCCAAGTTGGAGATCTACTCCGGTACCAAGCCGGCTACCGGCGGCAGTGAAGGCACCTTGCTGGCCTCCTTCACCTGCGCCACGCCGTTCGCCCCTGGCGCTTCGGCTGGCGTGTTGTCGCCTACCCTGCCGTCGGCGACGACTGCTGTGGCATCCGGCACCGCTGGCTGGGCGCGGCTGAACAAGACCGATGGCACCACGTACTGCATCGACTTGACCGTCGGTACCTCGGCGGCCCAGGTGATCCTGAACACGCTGACGATCGTTTCCGGCGGCGCCGTGTCGATCACCAGCTGGACCATCACCGACGGCAATCCATAAGCCATGGCAACGCCGGCCCCGGTTTTCTACGCCGTTGCGAGCGGTGCGACCATGCTTGGCGGTCGCACCGTGCCTCCGCCTGCCTGGCTGGCGGGGAAGGCGCTGAACGAGTGGATGGAGATCCCAGGCACGGCAAGCCCTGCGCGGGCTCACGTCGAAGCTTACTCGGGGATGTGTGTGCGCACCATCAACAGCGAGGTCTTGATCGCTGCCGCCGGCGGGCACCATGACTCCTTTGACAACGGCGTGTATGGTTGCGTGATTGGCGTCGACAGCCCGGGGCAGTTCACCGCCCGCATGGCGGGAAGCAACTTCTCCGACGTTGTCGACAATGTGGCGTACTGGCTGGACGGCAAGCCGGCCGCGCGGCACAACTACTACGGGACGCAGTACAACCCGACGCTCGACAAGATTTTCCTGCTGGGCACCAAGTACCCCTACGCCTTCGGTGGCGGCGGTAACTACACGCTGCCCGACTCCAACGCCTTCAACCTGGCGACGAACACCTGGGATCCTCGGTACACCTGGGCGGACGTGATACCTGGCTGCTACGGCAGCACGATGATCACGGCAAACAACAAGATCTACGCCCGGGGGCAACTGTTCAACCCAGCCACGAATACTTGGCGCAGTTCATCGTACTTCCCGCGCGACCCGATGGCGTTCGATCCGGTCCGCAACCAACTCTACGCGCTGTGCTTCGGCGTCGGGGAAGGCGGCGAGGTGGCCTCCAGCTTGGCCTCGTTCGTCTATAACGCAGCCGGGACGACGCAGACGGCGATCACCTTCAACGCCAGTTCGGCCTACACCACGTTCTTGGCCGACATCCCGAACTTGGGATACAACGCGATGGAATACGACCCGGACAACGACCGCTTCCTGTACTACTGTGGCCAAGCTGGTCAGGAGGGTCGGATCTACGTCATCCAGCCGAACGGGACGACCGTGTGGGACATGTCGCTGCTGACGCTAGTCGGCGCCGTTCGGCCTGTCGCGGCCACCAACTCCGGCGTCAACAATCGCTTCCGCTACGTGCCGGCGTTGAAAGGCTTTGTCCTCTTGGCCCGGGCCGCGTCCAACATGTATTTCATTAAAACGGCGGCTTAAATGGCACTGAAACTAAACGGCACGACCGGCTACCTGGAGCACAACGCCAAGATTGTCTCCGCCTACCCTTATTCCATCATGGAGTGGGTGTCGGCGGACGGCACCGGCGCAGGCCAATTCTGGCTGAGCCAGGGGCAGAGCAATGCTGATCGGTACGCAGTCGGCTGGCTCGACGCCAACGGCTCGTCCAAGTATGCGACCTACCGCAACCCGGGGTCAGGCGACAACGCGACCAAGACGACCAGCCCGAACCCGAACGCCACCATGCGCTTGATGGTGAGCGTTTTCGCCAGCGCCACGGATCGCAAGGTCTATTACGGCAGCAGCAGCAGCCCCGGCACCAGCAGTGCGTCGATGACCGACAGCACGTCGAATCACGACCGTGTCGTGGCCGGCGCGTACCACTACAACAACGCCGCCGCCAGCCTGTTCACCAACGGCCACATCGCCGAGGCGCACTTCTTCAACGTCGCGCTGACCGCCACCGACGTCGACAACCTGCTGGCCGACAGTGTCAAGCCAGAGGCGATCACGGGTTGGGTGGACGGCTGGACGTTCGAGACTTACAGCGCCGGCGGCACCTACACCTCGCTGGGCGGCAGCCGCACCATGACCGCCGTCGGCGGCGTGTCCGTTGCCACGATCACGCCTTCCCACCCGATCACCCGGGTCGCTGCCGTCACAGGCACCATCGCCCTCACCGAAGGCGCCGACACGTTCGCCGCCGCGGCCGAGCACCACCAGGCCGCCATCGCCTTCACGGAAGGTGCCGACTCGTTCTCGATCGGCGCTTCGCATTCGTTCGCCTCGATCGGCTGGACCGAAGCGCCGGACGACATCCAGATGGCTGGTGGCATGACCGCCTCCCTGGCTTGGGTCGAGGGCGCCGACACGTTCGCTGCCCAAGGGGTGACGCAGAGCGGCGCGGTCGCCTTCACGGAAAATGCCGACACCTTCGCGGCGGCCAGCACCTACGCCACGGCGGTAGCGCTGGCCTTCACCGAAGGCGCCGACACGTTCGCCGCCGCCGGCACGTCCGGCCCAGCGATGGGCCATGTGACGTCGCCGATCTGCTCGCTGCTCAACGGCACGGTGCTGTCCGGCATGACCGGCTGCAACCTGAACATCTTCGACCCGACAGGCAACCTGGTGCTGCGCGCGACCGGCTTGACCACCGACAGCACCGGCCACCTGGTGGTGGCGTCGACGTCGCTGGCGGCCGGCACGACTTACTACGTGGAGCCTGACTTGACCTCCGCCGGCTTCGGCCGACGCTTGCCGGCGGTGACTGCGTCATGACAACCGCATACGTCCTCGTTGACACCGTCGACTGGAACGGCGCGGGTTACTGCACGCTCGGGGATCCGGGCGGCGGCGTGCTGGGCTCGACCATCCCAAGTTCGGGGCAGGACGGCCCGGGCATTGTCTTCCCTTGGCTCGACGCCGGGGACTTGACCAAGCGCGTGATCGGCAAGGTGACGTCGTGGCCGGCAGGCCTGAACTTATTCGTCTACGACGACACCAGCTTCCGCGCCTCGGCCGCGCTGGACGGCAACTACGTCGCCTACGTCCAGCTCTACCTGGATTTGGTGGCGGTTGGCAGTCCGCAGCCGGTCACCTTCACGTTCGGCTCGACAGGTGTGCGCCTGTCGTGGACGGAAGGGGCGGACACGTTCGCTGCAGCCGGGGTCCACCTTGGGGCGTCTATCGCCTGGGTGGAAGGTACCGACACGTTCGCCATCTCCGGCGAAGTGCACTCGGCGTCCATCGCCTCGATCGAAGGGCCAGACACGTTCGCCTTAGTGGCGACGCAGACCCAAGTTGGGGCACTGGCCTGGACGGAAGGGGCGGACACGTTCGCCGCGGTCGGCGCGTTCTTCCCGCAGCCAGTCTTGGCGATCAGCGTGCAAGAAGGGGCCGACACATTCGCCGGCACCTGCAGGATCGACATCGAACTGGAAATCAACCCGAACAACCTGTATGTGGGCGCCCCGCGCATCCGACTTAACTCCGGCAAACTGCCCAAGGATTGACATGAACTTTACCCCCAAGCGCGCGGCCGAGATTGAGGTCTTCTCCGTGGATTACGTGAACAGTTTGCCGCCCGGCGTGACGATCGTCACGGCCGTGTGGACGGTGGCGTCCAGCCACGGCACACCGATGCCCGGCATGATCGTCGACATCGCGGCCATCTCGGGCTCGGTGGTGTCGCAGTTGATCGGCGGCGGCGTGCCGGGGGTGACTTACGTGCCGCAGTGCGCGGCCACATGCAGCGACGGGCAGGTGTTGATCCTGCCCGAGCCGAACGACGGCTTCCTGGAAGTGGTTTAAAGGCCTTCGATGCGCAGGGTGGTCCAGTCGGAGAATGTAAAGCCCTTCGCGCTCTCCGGGGCGTCCGGCACGTCGACCCGGTAAGTGTGCTCTTGCAGGATCAGCTTCATACGGTCGTTGCGGGCGATGATGGCCTTGATGTCGGCGATCGGCTTGTCGTACTGGCCGGCCAGCGTCTGCCCAAGCAGGGACATCCGGTTCTCCTTGCCTTCCTTCTCCTGGAAGCGCTGCGCTGCCTTGCGCGCTTTCTCTTGTCCCGCCTCGACCTTGCGCAGGTCTGTCTGGGCCACGCTCTGCGCCCTGGCCACGCTCTCCAGGCACTTGGCCAGCAGGTCGACCGCGCTGATGTTGTGCGTGGCTTCCATCACCTGCAGCAGGAGCGACATCAAGGCTTGCTGCGCCGCGGCGGTCAGCTTCTCGTCGTCGCTCACTTCCTGGCCGCCGACGTCACCGCTCTGGTCGTAGCGCGCCCGGCGCTCCGGGTCCATCAGGATGTCGTAGGCCTGCTGGACGGCTTGGAAGACGGCTTTGTCGCCTGTAGACCTGTCCGGGTGGTGCTTCTGCGCCAGCTTGCGGTAGGCTTGCCGGATCTGTTCGCGCGTGGCGGTGGGCGCAAGGCCGAGGGTTTCGTAGAGGGTCATACCGAAGTCTCCGCGCAGCCTTCGCAGATGCACTTGGTGGCCGGGAAGGTGGTCGGCTCCTGGGTGTCGAAAAATTTTTCTCCGGGCAGGATCGGCTTGAAGCAGCCGAACTGCATGCAGGTCTTGCGGGTCCGGGCAGTCCTGTATCCGCCGCCAAAGCGGCGCTCGTAGAAGGCGGCGCGGGTATTCGGAGTCTCGATAATCATGGTGGGATCCTTTGTGGTGCCGGCCGCGGCCGGCACCGGTTTAATTAGTCGCTGCCGCCGCAGCTGCCGGAGTCGCTGGACGAGGACGAAGACGAAGACGAATCGCTCGACGAGGACGAGTCACAGCTGGAACTGCTGGACGAGTAGGAATCGTCTGACGAGCTGGAGGTAGAAGCCAGCGCCGGGTAGAAGCCAGCGCCGAGTAGAAGCTGAAAGGCTCCGAGTCGTCAAACGAGGATCTGGCTGAGTCCTCGCGCCGGTCTTCCCGTTTCGACGCGCGGCGATCCGGCGGCCAGCCTGAGCGGGTCGACATGGGCAGCCCTTGGATGGTCGGCGAAGCCCGGTCCATGCGCTGCACCGCCTCGATCGCGGCCTGGCGAGTCCGGGCCGACTGACGCTCGGCCGCCGCCTTGGTACGGGCGTCGATCAAGTCCTGCTCCCGCTGACGCTCCGCTTCTTCCGCGCGCCGGGCCAACTCTCGCCGCTTGCGCGGGATGTCGAAGGGCCACATCAGATCACCTCCTTGCCTTCGACGCCGCGCTCGGTGCGGGACCGGGTGCGTTCTTCAAACTCGTGCAGGGCGTTCTGCATGTCGTTGATGGCGCGCTTGTTGAACTGGCTCGGGAACTGCTCGTCCAGGAACTGCGTGCGGTGGATGGCGATCGCCAGCAGCGCCTCGGTCGTCAAGCCGTTCACGCCGTTGGCCGGTGCCGGCCCAAGTTGAAAGTTGATGCGCTGCTGCAGCGTGCCGGACAGCACGTCGTAGATGTGGCCTTCGACGTTGGTGCCGTCAGCGAGGGAGGAGATGGCGTTGACGGCCACGCCGTTTTTGTCTTCGTAGATGCGGGTCATGGGAGTGCTTTCAGGGTTGGGTGGAAAATGCGTCCAGGCGAACGTCGTGAAGGGTCCGTGGACCCTTACGAGTTCTTCCAGCTGCTCAAGTGGGCCAGGCCCACCTGGGATACGGATAGGCATGGCTTACTCGGCCTGGCCAGTCGGCGTTGGGTCCTTCGGCAGCTTGTCGATCGCCGACTTCATTTCCGGCGACGACAGCAGGCTGTTGATCATCGCCTCGAAGTCGACCTGCTGGTAGATGGCCTGAAATGCTTGGACGGTCATGGCGTCGGTCAGCGCGGCCAAGGTAGCGTCTTGCGGGCGCAGCTGCTTGGCGGCCAGCGCCGCGATGTTGGCGACGACCAGCTTGCCGAACGGCGTGTCGGCGTAAGCCTTGAGCAGGAACGGCAAGTGCGGGCTGATCAGTTTGATGACCTGGCTATTGGCGATGCGGCCGGCTTCCATGTAGCCGGCGGTGGCGGCGGCAGCCTTGTTGGCGTTGATGGTGGCGGTGATGGTGTTGGAGATGGTCATGGTGTTTCCTTTTTGTGGTGGGGTTTTGGTGGGTGGCTGGGAATACTCAGACTGCTTGCCGTACCTGATATGCTCGGCATGGAAGTCTTCAGGCTCGACGTACTCGAACTTGGGCGCCGGTCTCGTTTTCCAGATGAAGGAGCCGTCCGACATCTGGAGGCGGTCCGGGGTTTCCATCACGATGTGAGCGCCCAGTCGGTTAGCCTGGACGAGCTGTTGCGCGACACTGTCAACCTGCGGTGGCGGAGGCGAAGGCACACTCCACTGAGACTTGGGCTCAGCCGACTTCGGAGGCCGCAGAGGTACGACTAAAGTCACGCGATTAGGGTGCGTCACCACCGCATGGGTGCCGGGCCGGGATTCCTCAAACCGGTCTGGCTTGTCGAACCAGCCCAGCTGATTGCCTGCTGGGTCCAGCAGCGAGATCGAGATACGAGAGTTATTCGTCTTCACCTCAAGGTGCTGCCCAAGCCACTTCTTCAGGTCGGCCGGAGCCTCGTGTCTGCTGGTGTTGGTCGGATGCACAACCAGGTCTTTCCAGACCTGGCTGTCCCCTGGACTGGTAGGGTCTTTCATCGTCAAGGCCATGGCTCAGTCCTTGCACAGAAACAGCGCCTGCTCCGGCGAGAAGCCGGCCGTCAGGTGCTCGTCGTAGCGGATCTTGCGCTGCTGCGCAAGCACCTTCCACAGGTCGGTGAAACCCCTGGGATCGAACGTATCCAGCGCCTGCTTCAGGCCGCGTGCGGCGTCGGCGCGGCGCCGCTCCTCTTGATCACTCATCAGTCTTCTCCAAATGCGACCGGGTTGACGGTCTCGTTAAACAGCACAACCAGCGCGTAGTCGCTGGGCGCCACCGCCTCGGCATCCTCCAGGAAGGCCTGGACTTGGGCCGACTCGGTGGCCAAGGTGTGGCGCCTGGCGTCCGGCAGCGTGACGGCGCCCAGCGGCAGCGTCACCTGCTGGATCGTGTAGGCCGGGTAGGCGCTGCCCATGTAGTCCGGCCGGCGCAGGACGACGGTATAGCGGGGAATCATCTCAGCCTCCTTTCGCGGTGGCCAGCACCGTCGTGGTTTCTTCGATCGCGGCGCCGCACTGGTTCAGCAACACCTGCTGGGCGGCGATGATCTCGCCTTGGCTGGCGAGCAGGGCGCGCAGCTTTTCCATGTGCGCCACGCAGTCCATCAGCAGGCCGGACGCCACGATCAGACGCCAGGAGGCCCAGCCCAGAATCAGCTGCAGGGCGCCGGTCAGGTAGTGCTCGAAGGCAAACGACACGCCGGCGGCAATGTACGACACCAGCACGATGAGTCGAATCGACCAGCGTGCGGTCATCCAGTATTTCATGGCGTGGGCTCCCTGTCCGTGGATTCCTTCAGCTTGGCGATGACCTCGTCCATCTTGGACAGTGTCCAGGCCACCGCCTCTTCGTCCGAAAGATCAGCCGGCTGCTCGTCCGTCAGGTCTTCCATCAGTACGGCGGCGCGGCAGCGAGGGTTCAACATCACGGTCTCCATCAACCTCCAGCGCGCCGCGTCCCGGGCCTGGTTCGCCAGCCCTGCGTCGCCCAGCGCCAGCTGTTCGGCCCACTTGGCTGCCGCCTCGGACAGGGCCGTGATTTCCTGTCCGGTGTGGTAGCCGATCGCCGCCAGCGCGCCGTCGATGCGGTAGTCCTTAATGGACTCCGCGTTGACCGAGCCGAGGTACAGCAGGACCATACGGTAGTCTGGCCGCGCCTTGAGCGTGGACGAGCCGCGATCGAAGCCGCGGTGCACAACTTCTTTGGTGATTAAAACGTCGCCTGTTTTCATGTGAATCCTTAGTGAATGTTGCCGTTGGCAGGGTGGACCTGCAAAATGTCCGGGATCTGGGCCTGAAAGTAGTGCGTCAGGCAGTCGGCCCGGAAGGTGCCGCTCTGGCCGTTCAACTGGGTCACGACGTAGACGCCGGGCGGCAGGCCTTTCGGCGCACCGATCTCCAGCGTGAACTCGTCACCCAGGCTGCCGCAGCCGGGCGTCTGCTGCTTGGTCAGTTTGAGATTCATGGTTCAGGTCCTCTTAAAGTCGCTAAAAGCTTGCCCGGATCTGCCGGCTCGCCAGGCTTGGGCTGCTCTCCCGAGTAGATCTTCAACTCGGCGCCGGGAGGCAACTTGACCGCTTTCAAGATAGCCTGGACCTCCTCCGGAGACCGCTCGGTAAAGTAAAGCCGGCGAAACCACTCAGGGCCGCGATATCGGAGCCAGATCAGATGCTTCATTTCAGCTGCTCGTCCAGGTACTCAAGCCAGTCATCTTCGGCATCAGGGCTGCTGAAGCCGCCCATCTTGCCGAGCTTGTTCTTGTAAAGCATGCGCGGCCCATCGCCGGTAGGCCACTCCCAGCGCAGCACCTCCCACTCACCTTTCGTCGGGTAGAGGGTGCAGCCGATCTCGCCCAGCCAAAGCCTGAAGCCGGCCCATTCGACCGGTTGATCCTTTTTACGGGTCATCATTGCCTCCGTTCAATATCAAACTTTACCATAACTGTCTCACTTCTTGACAGGCTTAAAGCTCTTGTAGATGGCTTCCGCGGCCATTTTCTGCTCGCGCCGGGTGGTGGCGTCCTGCAATTCGTCGGCCAGCAACAACGCCGCGCCGATGGCATCGAGTTCGGCCGGCAGCGCGCCCCACTTCCCGACCCGGTGAAAGCGGCACTTGACCTCCTCCAGCGTGTAGATGCCCTTCTCCATGATGGCCACCGGCTCGCCCTGATAGAGCGCCTTGGCCAGCACGGTGCAGACCGCCAGGCGCAGCGCCATGTTGCCGATGTCGTTGTCAGTAGCCTTGCCGGAGCGTAGATCGGACAAGGCCTGGTGGAACTTGTACTTCTGGTAGTCCTGCTCGACTTTCGGATGGCGAATGCTGATCGGCAGGGCGCCCTTGACGCTCTTGGGCACGTACTTCTTGCGGGGTTTGGCATTGCCGGCCATGTCAGTCTCCCAAGAACTTGGTCCGGCTGACGTTGTCCCAGCGCTCAAGCTCCTCCCTTACCCAGGCTCGGGTGATGGTCTCTTGCTCCATCCTGGCCAGCATCTTTTCAATCGACCCAAGTCGTGCCTCTGCGCTTTTGGTTCTTTCGGCATGCGTGCAGACCTGCGCAGCCATTTCCAGCACCAGCTTGGTTGCGATTTCGATCGTGCTGCGGATCAGCTCAGCATCGCCGCCAGTTCCCGTTTCAACACCAGCGCGGTCTTCTTGGCGTGGCTGATGATCTGCTTGAGGTGGGCAAGGCCCGTATCCGAAAGAAACCCGTTCGGATTGGCCATCTGCATCTGGCGCAGGGCGATCTGATCCTCCAGGTGGGCAAGGTGGTGCGCTTTGGCCAGCAGCTGCTTGGTGTTCACGGGTCGCCTCCAGTTGTTTGGACAGATTGTCGATCTGCTGTTGCATTCCGTCAACAGCTTGGTTGTGCAGGAGCTCCAGCCAGGTTGCATTAGGCCCTACATAAGCCTCGCTGGTGCCCCGGTCTTCCAGGTCCAACTGCAGCCAGCCATTCGGCTTAGCTTTCCACTTAGCCATGGGCCACCTCCAACTCGGTCAGCACAGCGCCGACGAAGTACCGATTCGGGATCGGTGTGTCGAGGATGGCAAGGTCGATCGTCAGCAGCGCTTCAGCCAGCGCGCCGGTCGTGGCGCCGTGCCAGTGCTCGCCGTCGACCAGCAGGCCGAAGGCGCCGATGGTGACTTCAACTGCCGGTGCGTGGCTGGCCAGGGAGTGGCGGAAGACGCAGATCATGTGGTGGGCGAAACTCTGGTTGATCTCGTCCAGGCGCCGTCGGTACAGCGTGTCCAGGTCGGCGAGATTGTCGGTGGTGGGGAAAGGCATGGTGGCTCCAAAGAATGTAAAGGCCGCCGGCGACGAAGCCGGCAGCGGCGAGGAAGAGGAAGCGTTTCATGAGAAGGGTGAGACGGATGTGACCTTGGCCTTGAGCGCTGCAACCTCGGTGCTCAAGTCGATGCCGGGCTCCTCGTCCATGACGGTGAGCAGGTCGTGCAGCTGGGCGTCCTTCCAGGTTTCGGTTTCGACGTGCACCTCTTCCCAGTAATCGTCGCCATCGTAGCTGGTGCTGTGTCCGAACTCGACGTAGCCGACAGCCCAGACGACGTGGATGCCGGCCGGCAGCTTGCCGATCGGCGCATCGACTGCCTGCTGCAGCACGTCCTGCATGCAAATGTCCTGGCCGTCGAAGCCGGTGTCGGCCCACAGCGTCGTGCCTTGCAGTTCTTCGATGAAGTCGTGATCTTGAGGCCCGACAGCATGGTGGATGTTGTAGACGCCGCGGTATGCGAATGGGATCATTCCTGTTCCTCCCCTTTTGGGTAGCATTTGTATTGAAATTCACCGCCACGATAGACATGAACCCAGTAGTGGCAGCGATGCAGGCGGGTCACTTCGGCCTGCATCTCTTTCGTCGACAGGTCGCGGAAGACCTCGGTGTAGGCGTCGACGTCGGCCTGGCGCCGGGAGTCGTATGCGTAGACGGTGTAAGGCATGATTAGGCTTTCATGTAGGGCTTGTCCAGCCACTGCCCAAGTGGCCAGGATTGGTCGCTGGAGCAGCAGTCGGTCTTGTGTCCGGAGTCGGGCGGGAATTGTGTCTTGTCGTACCATTCCCGATCCGTGCTGTACTGCGGCGCGTAGAATTTGCCGTTGCCTTCGCAAGGCCTTCGCGCCCAGCCGGGAATGTGCTCCATCGTGTAGCGGTAAATGTACTGCCGCTTGGCGTCTTCGAACGAGAGCTTCATTTCGCCTCCCGCAATTTCTGTGCCTTGGCCTTCAGGGCACGGAGCCGCTTCTTGAGGCGCATGTAGGGCCTCTGCTCGCTCCGGAATTCTTTTTCCTCCCACCAAGCCATCAACGCCACGTCCCTCAGGCGCCCGCCGGCCGTCATCGCCAGCAGCTTGGCCGCGGCCAGCTGGTCGAGCGTCAGGCGTTGCCGTTCGAGCCGTTGATAGTCGTACTCGAACATGTCGTCCACCCAGGCTCGTCCGTCCACCTCGAACCAGCCGATATACCGGCCCGGAGCCCGCATGGCGTAGCGGCCGTTACGCCCGATGAAAGGTGTGAACGGCTGGCAGTCTCTGACAGCAGGCTCAAAGCCTGGGCCGCTTGTCATCCAAGGACTCAGCGGCAGGCACTTCAGGCCTTTCCACTGGTGATTCATGACTCCTCCTTCAGCGTGTCGTTGATGTCCGTAACCAGGTCGTCGATGTCTTCCTGCTGATCCCGGTCAAATGTCTGATTGGCGAGGAAGCCGCTGGCCTCCTTGAGTTGGACTTCCAGCACCATGATGCGCTGGGCCATCGCCGTCTCCAGCGGGCCGGCCGAGAGTATCAGCCGGCCGCCGGCTATCTCGTAGGAGCTCTTGGTGCCGGGCGCTTCGAGCCGGAACAACAGGTCCGGCACCTTGATGACGTACGGGTAGTAGCCTTCGTAAGTTTTCATTTCGTCTCCTCGTTCAGGCGTGTGGCCAGGGCCTCGATTGCCTTGGCCGGCAGGCCTTCATGCTTGCCGGCGTTGGTCCAGACCTGGCTGACATCGAAGTGGTGCGACGTCATGCGCTCTCTTACAACGGCTTGCCCAAGGAGTCGTAAGCCTGCAAGGATGGCGTCGAACTCCGGTCCGGAAAGTGCAAAGTGGAGTCTCATCACCCCCTCCTCCTCCTCATTCAGACGCTTGGCTACTTCCTCCGACCAGCCGGCAGAGGCCGGCTTGTACGTGCTGGGTCCGACAGCGGCGCCCTTGAACACGGTGATCTCCGCCACGTAGGTGTTGATCGCCTCCGGCGTCACGACCCGGGTGAACGGCTTCATCTCGCACTCGTGGTCTTCGTATTCGCCGTGCACGGTCACGCCTTCCGGGCCGATCGCTTCGATCGTCACTTCGGTGGCTGTGCCGAGCAGTACCAGGCGGTCGCCCACTTGGGCCTGGATGTTGGTGCCGCAGTAGATGAGTTTCATCATGCCTCCGTTATCAGGTTCGGGTTGTGTTCCAAGTCCGATTCGACTTGGTAAATCTCGCTGCTGTTCTCATTCGCCCACTGCATAACAGCAGGAGGGAACAGCGTGCGGTTGTCGCTGTCAGGGCGGTCCCAGGCCTCGGCCGCAGCGCCCAGGAACGACAGCATGCTTTCAAAGCAGCGCTGCGCCGGCGTGCCCGGCAGCACCGACAGGCCGACGTCCGTGTGGGCGAAGTCCGGGCCGTCGAAGTAGAACGTGCAGACGTCGCGGTCACCGTGGGCATAGCGATCGTCCAGGCTGAGCGTGACGTCGCCGATCTTCAGGGCCGGCAGCAGCCGGGCGGAGATGATAAAGGGTGGGCGCAGTTTCATACTCCCTCCGGTGGCGAGGACACCATGATGTCGAGCGTCCGCGAGGCCTTGTCAACCTGGGTGGTGTAATGGCCGGCGCCATAGCGGCGCTGCAACTCATTACGAAGGGCGTTGGCATACAGGTTCAACTCGAACTCTTCCGGCACACTGATCGAGGTAATGAATTCGGTTTGCCCCTTGAACTTGTCCAGCAAGGGCAAGTAGTGCGGCTGGTAGAACGCTTTGGTCGGCGTCTTCGGCATGTTGGTGTACGTCTCGCCTTCGAACTCGACGGTGTACAGGGCGCCGGACAGCTTCAGGAAGCCGATCGCTGACTGCACCGCGCGGCGGTGGATCGACTTGGGCTTGCCCTCTTCCTCTGTGGGCTTGGCCGTCACGGCCGCTTTCACTTCTTCAGGAATCTGCACTGGAATCTCCTTCACTTGGCTGTTGTGGTGTTTGGTGGCGGCGCCGATCGCGGCGTCCAGGCATTCGCGGTAGTGCTGCTCGCCCTTGCCCTTCTGGCCGCCGTCGGCGATGACGTCGTCGTCTTTAAGGAGTGTCCAGCCGTCTTGCCCGATAGAGAATCTGTAGCCCAGGCCGATAAACACTTTGCGCTTTTCCTGATTCTGCGCCTCTGCCCTGCTCGATATCATGTGATGCTCCTTAGTAGCCCTTGCTGGCGGCGTATTGTTCGATTTTGTTGATGGTGCCGTTGGGGACGGCGTGTACCCGGTCTTGCAAGCCGGCGCAGCACCACAGATCCCCGTCCGCCATCAGTGCTTCGAGGCTGGCACTGTACGTGCGGTTGTCGACCACGCGGCTGACCCAGCAGCCTGTGGCGCCTTCGCCGTCCATGTCGGTGTCGACGTCGACGAGATAGCCGTCGATGGTGGTTTGGTGGGTGGTCATTTTTCCTCCACAGCTTTAACGGTGACAGCACCGCAACTGATAAAGCGGGCCTTGCCGTCGTGGCCGGCCATCTTGCGCACCCGGCTTTCAGCCATCTCTTTGGCCTGCTCGATGATCTGCTTCATGTTCGTCGTATCGGACCAGGTGCAGAGGTCCTGGAGTTCCATCGTGATCACGACGTTGGCGGTGACGGTGCGGCTCATGATGCCTCCTTCTCAACGAGCCCAAGCTGCACGGCGATACCTTCCATCTCGCTGAAGGCGATCTGGTGGCAGCCGACAACGATGTCGCCGTTGGCTTCGATGCGGTTCAGCGTGTAAGGTCCGAGCTTGAACCCAGAGGTCACGCCTCCCATGGAGCCCTGCCGGATCGACAACAGGAAGGGCCACAGCCGGCGAGCGTCACGCACCGGGATCTCAGCACCGTAGCTGGTCTGCACCCGGTCTCCGTTGAGCCGCAGCGCTACAGGCAGGGCGTGCAGGTCGTGGGGCACGCCTTCACCAGTGCGCCACAGTGCCAGGCCCTCCTTGGCACTCTCTGCCCTGCGCAGCCGGGCCGCTTCACGCAGTGCGTCCTCCGCGGCCCGCTGGCGCTGTAACTCCGCACGCACACTTTCCAGGTCGGTCGTGTCGATCATGGACTCCGCGAGGCCGAGATTGTTGCGCTGGCAGGCCTCCAGATACGCATTGGCCTTCTCGGCGAGATGCAGGGCTTGGGCCCGCAGATTAACCTGCGCTTTAACCGAGTTGACCGTCTGAACACCGTCCTTGCGGACAACAAACACCTTCTCGGCGCGCTCCAGACGGTCCGCAACCTGCCTGCGAGCGTAGGCCATGTTCTCCGCCGGCGAGTCCTGCACCGCCCGGCACGATACCGCACGCAGGTGGTTGGCGGCATAGCGCGCCTTCGACTGGTGGTTCGATGTCGTGTTGCTCCAGGTCCGCGTGGTGTGCATCACCGTGCCGTCTGGCAGCAGCTTGGCGATCGGCTCGGCATAGCTGTACAGCGTGTCGCCTTGGAACCACAGGCTGGACGCCTTGCCGCTGTCGCCGACGCGATTGGCCCAGTGGTGGGCCACGGTATCGATGTCTCTCAGGTTCTTCATATCACTCCTCGTAATAAGCGTCAAACCAGGGGCTGGATGCCTCCGGGTTGTGCGTGCAGGTGCTACTGCTCGTCTCCGGATCCTCGCAGTGCTCCTGCGCTTCTTCCAGCGTCAGGCCAGTCTTCAGCGTCCGGCTCTCGCCCTTGAAGAACTTGCGCACGACCTTGTAGGTCTTCTCGTCATCGTCACTCATGTTGCACTCCTCATGCCAAACAACGCCGCCAACACCGGGTCCGGTGCCGGGATGATCAATGCGGGGAACTTGACGCGGAACGGCTCGTCGTCCGGCGCCAGGTGGATGTTGCGCTCGGCCGGCGGTACCTTGTAGCGGCCCGAGTATTTGTAGGGCAGCGCTTCGAGCGGGCCGCCAGCGACGAAGGCCTGCAGGTCCAGCACGTACTGCTGAACGTGCGCCCGGTCCGGGCTCAGGAAGCCGACGGTCACCTTGTTCTGGAAGCGCGGCACCTCGGCCAAGTCCAGCACGCCGTCCTGCCCAAGTTGTTTGAGCAGCTTGCGCGCGCCAGAGCAGGAGTAGCCGGAGAAGCTGCAGATGAAGGGGACGTTCACCTCGACGCCGTCGCGGAAGGTGGCGATCAGCCGGACCAGAAGGTCGGCCTTACGCCGGGATGCTGCGGTGGATTTCATTTGGGCGTCCTTTCTGCCAGGTCGACGATAGAGATCTTGGTCATGCCCGGGCTGAACGTTTCGGACACAGCGAACACGGTGGCCGTGCTTTCCAGGTCGCGCTGGATCTTTCTCGCCTCGCGGGCAGCGTCGGTCGGGTTGTCGGCTTCGATGTCGATTTCCCAGGTCACGCGGTACGTGGTCATTTCATGCTCCTGTTCTCGATGGCCAGCAGTTGCTGCGCCCGGCCTTCCAACTCGGCGCATTCCTTGGTCGCCTTAGCGCGGATCTCGATCGCCTTGGCACGCAGCGCGTCGGCGGCGTTGACGATGATCTTGTCGGTCGGCAGCAGTTCGACTTCGACGTTGACAGTGCCGACGACCGTGCCGCCGTGCGACTTGGGGTCGTAGTCAGTGAACATCAGGTGTTTTGCGATCTCGCCGTCCTTGAAGTCACTCGGCTTGATGTGGCTCAGCGTGAATTCCGGGATGTAGGCGTAGAGTTTGACAGGGATGATCATGGGAGCTCCTTGAGAGTGGCGCCGATGCCTGGAATGGCGGCGACGGCCTTGATGTAGTAAAGCGAGCCAGGCGGCTCGAATTCGTCGGTGTCGACGGTGCCCATCATGCTGGTGTAGCCGCCGGCGAATGGCCGCTTCGGATCGGGAATGAAGCCGATACTGAGGATGGCCCGGTGGATTGGATTGAACTGGCCGTAGGCCACGTCAACCACGTAACAGGTGTGCTCCTGCCAGCCGCCTTCCGGCGGGATGAATGTGCCGCGCTTGATGCCAAGTGCGAGTGGTGTCTTACCCATCGTTCTGCTCCTTCAGATGTTGTTCGTAATAGACGGCGCCGTCGTGCACCTTGCCCGTCACCGGGTCGAGGTAGACGCGGAAGGCATCGCCGATGCTGGTGATGTCGACCAAGCCGGACCGGTCGAGGTCGGCCGGCAGGAAGCTTGGTGGGTGGCGGGTGAGGGCGCCGTCGGCATAGGTGCTGTGCTCCTCGTGGATCCAGAGAACCTTAGGCATGCTGATCGCCCTCCAGAAATTCCTTCAGCAGGTCCAACTGGACCAGCAGCCTCTCGTCGAGCTTGTCACGCACCGGTTCACCCGGTTCGCAGGCGGCGCGCATCTGGCACAGCGTCACCACCTCTGTGCAGGCCTGGTAGATCTGCCCCATCTCAGGAGGTAATTTAGGCATCATCATCTCCATACGCCGGAGCGATCTTCTCGTTGCAATGTTCGCAGTACAAGTCGTTTTCCTCCCAGTTCGTGTCCAGGCAAGCTGGTAGCCAGGCTGGGTCGCCTGGGTTCCTCAACTCCTTGGCGATGCGTTTGAACTCCCGCTTGACGCAGGTGAAGTGCATGGCGCCGCCGTCCTTCATCACGAAGCACAACTCGTAACCGCCGGGCCAGGCATACGGGCCGGCCCGGAGCGTGGCGCGCAGCTTGAGGCTGGTGTCGGGCTCTTTGTCGTGGTAGGAGAACCTGGGGCGAACGATGGCACAGTCGCTGTGTCGCAGAAGGTTGCCCTCGTGCTCGAAGAATTTCATGTCACACCTCCTTCCAGCGCCACTCGGGCGGCACGTTGTACCCTACGACGCCGCCGGGCTGTGGGTTGCCCAAATCCGCCGCTCCAGGGGCGCAAGGAGAGCAGGCGACGAACTCGCCGGTGTGCGGGCTTTCGGTGATAAAGAAGTTGAGCGCGCCGCCAAGCCACGAGGAACAGTAGCTGACGCCTTCGTAGACGCCTTCGACAGTGGGCTCGTCAACCTGGGACTCGAAGGTGTTGAGGTCAGGCTCGAAGGGCTCCACGTCAACGTAGACGCCGCTCTCGCGGTAGACTTCCAGCTTGGCGTCGTACTCCGCCTCCTGCCTTGCGACCTCTTCGCGCTCGGCCTCCTTCTCGCTGAGGTTGACCGCGCCGGCGCCATACATCAGCTCGTGCACCACGTCGCCGTCGAGCTTGTCGGCCGCGATGTAGCCAAACCGGATGCCGGTGATTTCGTTCCGGTTAGACATGCTGGGTCCCTCCGCCGTTGATCGCGGTGACGACGACCGCCAGCGAGCAGGTCGTCACGATGTCGTCCATGTCCATGTAGGTCATCATGACCTGGGTGGCGTCGCCTTGCCTGATGACGCCGACGACGTGGGCCGGGTTGACCCAGATGTCGGTGCCGGGGATTTTGACGAGGTTCATTTCAGGGTTCCTGTCAGGGTTGCGATGGTGATCAGGACCACGCCGGCGGCGAACGTGATGGGCGCCGTCTGCGTGGTGATGCGGTCTTTCCAGTCGGCGAACAGCATGTAGCCGCCGGCGCCGATCAGGCTGCCGCCGATACTGTAGAGGGCGGTGGAGAGGGTCATGGCTTCTCCAGTTTGGCGGACACGAGGGTCCAGGTATCGGGTTCGATTTCGAGGGTGAGGACAGCACCGTTCGGCGACAGTTCGGACGGCTCACCTTTCCCACAGACCGTCATCACCCGCAGGTCGTGGAAGTGGTTTTTGGACAGGAGGAACTGGAGCGTCTGCGGAGGCTTGGGCTTGACGCGGTACTCTGAGTCGGGGTTCCAGGCCGGCCCTACAGGACCGCTAGTCTTCCAAATTTCGCCAGGTCTCCGATACTCGATCTCCGCGCCGTCGGCCCAGGCCTTGATCACTTCTGCGTGCTTGTGTGGCTTCATTTCCGACTCCTTTGCGCTTTGCGCTGTCGTTTCTGCTCGGCCTTGGCCAAGGCGTTGTGGTCGTGCACGCTCATCGGGCGAGGCTTCTTCGGCTTGGGCTTTTCCGGGGTCAGGTCAAGCACGCTCAGGGCGTTGTGGCCGAAGCTGCCCAGGACGTTCACCAGCATGGCGAGTTTGTCTTTCATGCCTGAGTCCTCCCGAAGTCTGGCAGGCGTTTCTGCACCTCGGCCAGGGTCTCCTGGCACCAGATCAGGCTGATTCCGATCTCTGAAGGAAAGTTGATCGCCGCGTCCAGATCGAACGGCGGCACGATGCCAAGTTGCACGGCGCGCAGCACGGCCAAGGTGTACAGCACGTTCTGACCGCAGACGTCCTTGTACAGCATCCAGATGCGGCTGCCGTAGATGCCCAGCGTGTCGAGTTGGAACAGCGGGCCGACAGGGCCGAAGGCGCAGTCAGGATCGATGCGCTCGTTCTGCTTGGCCAGTTCGAGCAGCGCGGTAACGGCGCCGGGGTTGCCTTCGGCCAGCTTGACCGCGGCCGAGATCAGATTGTCTTGCAGGGTGATGCGCTCTTGGTGTCTCATTTCGAATTCCTTTCAAGGAAGGTGCCGAGGTCCTGGACGCGGTAGCGACCCCGGTAAAGGATAAGGGTGGCGGCGTACATCTCGCCGGTGTTGAGGAATTCTGCGTAGTTGTCGGGGTCGCCGTACCGCCGTTCGACGCACACCTCGACACTCTCCACGCCGTGCGTCTCGGCCAGCTTGTTCAGCACATGCATCCGGACGTGCTCGGTGGCCGGCAGATTGAAGCACTCGCGCAGCAAGTCTTGCGCTTCGATGATCTGCCGCAGGCCCTGGTCCGTCATCTCCAAGGTCTTGCGCGCCAGCTTGGCGTTCTCCCCGAAGACTTGGGTGAGGGTCTTGACGGACGGAAGATTAGCCATACACCCTCCACAGCACCCCGCCCAGCACCAGCAGGGCGCCGATGGCGGCCAGACCGAGCAGGGTGGCCATTGCGTTGCTCTCCCAGCCGAGGTCAGTGTATTTTTCCAGCAGAGGTGTCAGCCAGTTATTCCAGGCTTTTAGCGCCGCAATCGAGAGGCAGAGGCCCATGAGGACGAGGCCGAAAAAGATGGCGATCATCACAGCTCCTTCAGAATTTTCTGACGATGCACGTCCAACCTGGCCAGCGCCAGTTCCTGGTCGGTCAGATCCATCTCTTCCAGGATCTCGCCGTCGTACTCTCCCATGCCTCTGGGAAAGAACAGGCAATCGTCTGCATCAGGGCCGAAGAAATCATCGACTTCCGCCTCAAAATGAGTCCCGTTAATTTTGGGGTGGTCACTACCCTCTTCGTAGCCCCAGCCCAGGCCCTTGAAGTAGGACGCGGTAGCCAGCAGACCGACAGCACAGTAAATAGTGCCGCACTTATGCTCCGCACGGTAAAGGCTCAAGTTGAATAAAGCCGGTGGATAGGCCTGGATCACCTTGACGGCCTCGTCGATGTTCTTGAGGATAAACGCCTTATCCATGCTGATGCTCCTTGAGTTGAAGTTGGAAGAACTGGTCGATCTTGTTCAGCTGGATACGTGCCTTGCGCACCTCGGCCAGGTACTTCTTCATGTTGGCCGGCTCGTGGCTGACGCCGGTGCTTATGTGCAGCCGGATGACTTCGGAGAGGTCGCAGGCGGTGCGGGCCAGCTTGTCGGCGGCTTCGGTGGCGCTCATTTCAAAGTCTCCTTCATCTGCGCAAGGTAGAATTCCAGGTCGTCCGCCGCGCGGCGCAGATTCTTGGACAGGGTTTGAAGCTTGGCTACGTCCTCAAGCGGCAACTGCTCGTCCCGGATGTCACGCAGGCCACTTGCGATCCACCGGCTGTCATCCTGGATGTGGTCCACGGCCTGCAAGGCTTTTTCAAGGGCTCTCATCCCAAGCCCTCCGGCACGCCGGCATTCTCGCCCAGGACTTCCAGAACCAGGGCACGCAAGCCGGCTTCCATCATGGACTGGCCGCGCATCTCGTCCGCGAAGCCGTTCTCCCCGATCCAGCCGTGCCACTCGGCGTCTTCGTAGACCACGCTGATTTTGTGGTCATCCAGCACCTTCAGCGCGCCGCCGGCGTCGAGCCAGGTTTGCATGCTCTGGGCGAAGTCGGCGCGGGTGTGCAGCGGGGAGTCTTTGTCGAGCGCCTTGCCGACGGCCCAGGCGAGTTGCAGTCCTTTAAGCTGATTGGTTTTCATGTTGTCCTTTCGTACAGCGGTGTGGGGTTCGGGTCGTAGCCCAAGGCTTGCGGTTCACGCTCTGTGTAGGCAAACCAAGAGAGGCCGTCGCTGGGCTTGTAGCGCCACGCCACCAGCTTGAAGTCGTCGCGCTCTTTCGCCAGAAGCCAGAACAGTTCGACTTTCAGTTCCGAGATGCGGTCCTTCAGGGCGGCGTTCGCCTTGGCCTCCTGGGCCAGCATGCGGGCGAGGTCTTCCTTGGTGCGGGTGGCGAGGAGGTGGTCGTAGAGGGTCATTTCCTCTCCATCGCGTCGAACAACGCCGACGCAGCGATGCGGCACTCGAACTTGCGAGGGTCTCGCCTGTAGACGATCTTGATCTCGCCGCTCTTGTAGCGGCGCACTTGGGCGTGCAGTTCGCCGGTGTAGGCGTCATACACTTCGGCCACCGTGGCGCCGTAGTGGTTGACCTGCATGTGGTAGACGCACTGCGCCACGGCGCGGTTGGCGTTGCTGGACCGGTTGACCCTGACAGGTTCGTACCGGTCGTGGTAGGTGGTTTTGATGAGGAGGGTCATATCAGTGCAGCCTTTCCAATTCGCGTTTTGCCCGGCCCCATAAGTCAGGCTTCGCATATTTGATGTACTTGTCGTCGACCAGCCGCTGTAGCAGCGCGGTGCGACAGCGCTCGGCCGCCGGCAGGGTCTGGAACACGGACGAGCCCAAGAGGTGGCGGGCGCCGTCCTTTTCGATCGCCCACACGGTCTTCTTGCAGACCTTGATCTCGACCTCGATCTCCTTGAGCACGCGGCTGGGCGACTTGAGGTGGACGAGGAAGAGTTTCATGGCACGAGGCCTTCAGGCAGGTCGACTTCTGGTCCTGTGACGCTAGACACGAACGTCCTCATCGCGGCGACGAGCGGGGTCGGTCCAGCCTGCCTGAACCGGCGCTCGTCGGCATAGTTGTACTCGATGTACGCGAGCCATACGCCGCTGTGGTCCACGGTGATGCTGATCTTGTGCTTCTCGATGACCGGGCCGCCGGCCTCCCACTTGCGGGAGAAGATCAGGTCCGGCCCGGTCATGTACGTTCCATCCAGGCTGCCTTCTTCGTCCCTGCCGTAGCGGAACAGAGAATCGCCGCGGTACGTCGGAATTTTCAGGTCTTCTGCCGGGATGCCCAGCGCCCGGGCCACAGCGTAGTCCAGCGCCGCGCCTGTCAGGTCAGATGTCTTTGCCATAACGTCTCCTTGCAATGTCGTAAATGACCTGGCGCTTGGCCAGGCTGACGTGGGCGCAGGCCCACTCGTGGCGCATGAAGTAGATCAGGTACAGCGCCTGGGTTTCGGGTGCGTCGGCGTCCTTGAGGAAGGCGTTGACGAAGGTGACGGTGGCCCGGGCCGCAAGTCTGAGCTTGCGGTTCTGGCGTCGAAGTTTGGCGCTCACGCTTTCGCTCCCTTCAAAGGATCACGCTGGACAGCACGCGCCATGCAGTTGATGCCGGAGTCCGGATCAAGGATCGCCATGAGTATGTTGCCGGCGTTCTCCTCGTGCTGCTTCAGCTGCTTGTCGAGGTCGTCCATGTGCTCCTCGTGCATGTGCTGGTAGCGCAGCGCCTGGCGGCGCCAGTAGTCGCGCTCCTCGGCCATGCTGAGAATCTGGCTGGCCAGGCTCTCGACCTCGTATGTGCTGGGGAATTTTGGATGTTCCATTACTCACTCCTCGTATGCTCAAGCCGTAACAGGCTGGTGTGGTCCAGCTGCGGGTTGCCGGCGGCGATCAGGATATCGATCGCTTCCTTCGGCCAGTACGTTTGAGCGTCCCAGCCGGGCGTCTCGGACTGCAGCTTCCAGCACTCGATCTCCTCACCTTCGACGAGCAACAGTGGCGTGGCCCAGACGGAGGCCAAGTAGCTATCGCCACGCTCCGGCACGCAGTTCGTCTTCCAGATGCACCCTTCCGTGTATTCCAGGTCACCCTCCAGGCCGGCGCTGGCATAACTAGGGCGGCGCTCG